CCCACCTCAGCACGCTTGAGCACCGCCATGATCTGGCTGTCCGTAAACCTCGACCTGCGCATGTAGAACCTCCTCCGTTACGAGAAAATTCTACCTCCCAGCCCCTCGACTCCTTGGGGGGATTACCGAAGTTCTTGGTCGCAGAACTGAAGGCTGACCAACTGGGCCCTGGCTTCGTCAGAGAGTTTGTCGGTATCGTAGTCGACGTTGTTAATATTGATAGTGGTCATTTAAGTAATCCTTTTATTAATGAAGAAACCCCACCCCCTTGTGAGGGATGGGGTTGTGGTGGTTTTGAACCTTAACGAATCACCCTTTTAAGAGGGTATTTGGTTTGTTGATATCAGAGCACCAAGACACTACCTGCAACGTTAGCGTTGGCAACAATGATGTTTGTTGCGGCAACACCAACCAATTCAACTACGATGTCTCCAGCTGTGTTGTTTTGGAACACATAGGAGTTTGCACCATGAGTGAATACTGCCAAGTCAGTGGTGTTGGTTGTAACAACTGATTGAACTGCTGCAATTTTTTCTGCCAAAGTCAATGCAGAGGCGCTTGTACCCGCAAAAACTACCAAACCAGAAGTTGCAGTAACTGCAACTGTCAATTGAGCTGCTGTGTAGCCAGTTGGTGCAGTTGCTGCATAAGTGGTAACAGCACCAGTACCTACCAAGTCCAGAGTTGAAGGCAAAAGTGCGGCAGTTCCAAGGTCAAAACCAGTGATTGAGTCGTAAGCAGTTGTCGTAGAGTCACCAGCAGCAATCACATATGTTGTTGTCAGTACGCCAGCACCAGTTGTGATGTTGACGCCCGACGATGTGATCGTATCAGCACCCAAACCGCCCGTAATCACAACAGGAGCAGTTGTAGTTTGTGCAAGCTGCGTTCCAGTAGTAACAGTAATCGTATCGTTACCTGCACCAGTACTGACTGCAATCGTAGCGCCTGTACCAGCAGCAACACCAACCCATGACGAAGCAATCACAGTAATCGTATCGTTACCTGCGCCAGTTGTAATGGTTTGGTTACCAGCAGCAGCTGTACCGGCATATGTAGTCTCATGAGTCAATGTCACTGGCTGTGCATACAAACCAGAAGACCAAGTGTATGCATTTGCACCTGTCTGTGCAGCAGTATCAGTAACAGTTACGCCACCTGCGAAACCTGTCAAGAAACCAGCGGCCAAACCAGTCACACTGTTAGCAACACCAGCACCTGCCAGCTCCAAAGCTTCGAAACCGGAAGTTTTGATGAAGGATGTGTCTGTCAGAGTTGCTGCACCTGTGAACACCAATCGGTCAGTAGCACCTTCACCAGCATTGATGGTGTTATCGGTAGCAGCACCTGATGGCAACAGCAGTGTTGATGTTGTCGAGAAGATGTCGTTGCCTGCACCCAAGTTAAAGGTAACACCTGTCGAAGAGTCCATGATCACCGAATCGCGCAGAGCGGAACCAGTAACAGTAGAGCCGGCGAATGCTGCACCAGTTGTGGTCAAGGTCAAACCGACTGGAGTAGAAGCACCGTTACCTGTCAATGCTGAAGCATTCCAAGCAACTGCCTTTGTAGAAGCGATATCACCAAAAGTGAATGCAGTACCAGTCAAATTGACAGCGGTCAATGATGTATCAGTGATCGCTGTAACCGTTGTAGTACGGTTTGCACCTGATGTGGCTGTTGGGCCAGGGTTTGCTGCGAGGTTAATTGTTTCAAAACCTGTAGCAACCAGTGTGCCGATTGTGGTGGCAGCTGCCGTCGTAGTTCCCAAACCGTTTGTAATGGTCAAGACGTCCGATGTGCCAGTTGCAGTTGCCAATGCCAGACTTGCGTTACCAATGTTTGCACGAGCTGTAACTGCAGCAGCTTGGGTAGCTGTCATGTTGGTCAATGTTGCAGCGCCTGTCAATTGAACTGCATTGATACCGCCAATCAAGGACATATCCAAAGCAGCCGCACCAATACGTACTGTTTCAAAGTTTGTGTACTTTGCAGCCAAGGTTGAAGTATTGACGTGTGCAACGTTAGTACCGACGTCCAGAACGTCGGTGCCTGCACCAGCGTTAACTGAACCAGTTGTCAGAACAGCACCAGTTGTGATCACGTCGTTACCTGTACCGCCAGTAACTGTTTGTGTAACAGCAGAACCCAATGCAACAGTCAAAGCACCAGTAGCAGCTGATGCATCAATGGTTGTAACAGTTGCTTCCAATGGGGTAGCAGACAAGCTAACTGCGCCCGAACCAGTAACGTTGATTCTGGTCAAAGCTGCACCGCCTGTGTTGGTCACAGCACCTGTTGTCAAGGCTGTTGTAGCATTGACGTTCAAAGTTGTAACAGCTGCACCCAGTGTCATTGCGCCGGTTACGTTTGCAGCTCCAGTTGAGTTAACGGTTTGGGTAGCGAGGAGTGTTCCTGAAGTAGTAACGACAGGTGTTCCTAAGGTTCCACCTGAGAAATTAACCGTACCGGATGTAACAGTAGCAGCGTATCCAAAGGTTGATGCGCCGTTTGTAACAACACCATCACCGATGACGCTGCCGACTGCGCCAGCTGCAAGACCAGAAAAAACTACCGCACCAGTAGAACGATCTGAGGCAGCAGTTGTTAAGCCGTTCGTAGCAGCATAGGTTGCTTCCTGAGCGACAGTGTTGCGGATGTTAATTGTCTCCATAGCTGAAGTAGAAGCCACAGGAACAGTAACGGCGGCATCTTGTAAGCCAGAAATTACGATGTTGAGTGTGTCAGTACCTGCTCCGCCGGCCAAAATATCAGCGACTGACAACTGTGAAGCTGTTGTAACTGTTTCATCAGCAGCAAACACCAAAGAGGCGAAAAAGGTGTCGTTGCCTGTGCTGCCGGTGAAGTTGTCCGCACCAGTAGTGAGCGTAATAGCCAGCTACTCCGCAATCCCTTTATAAGTCAAAGACTTACGCGCGTTTTGAAGCCCTCGAAGCGCCCACTTCCTACCACTTTCCTACCGCAAAAGGCATATTTTCATTCTGATCGGATATTTCCTTTGTCTTTTCAAAGACTTAGCCGTGTCACCTATCTATATAGACGCAATTTGCAGCCAATCAGACGTACAAACTACCTACCAACCGAAGCCATCTAGTGCAAAGGCCACCCAATGTGTCTCATCAGGTGGCCTTTGTGCCTTTTGGGGTGCTCGGGATGCTGTGCTCATTGTGGCGCATCGGGCGGATTTTGTGCCTTGAGGATCACGCCAATCGCCCCGTCATCCCGAGTGACGAATTCGATGCCGGCCAGGGTCAGGGCCTTGGCCACCTTGTTGAGTGTGGAGCCCCGGCTGTCGGCCAGTGCCCCTTCCATGCGCAGCAGCGCTGACATCGAGATGCCCGAGGCCTTGAGCAGGTCGTCCCGGCTCCAGCCCAGCATCGCGCGTGCGGCGCGGATCTGTCTTCCGTCGATCATGGTCGACTCCTTTTTGGGTAGGTAAATATTCCGGTCTATTAGACGCTTTTTATGTCCTTTCCGGCGCATTGTATCGTAGCATGACCCTCAATAGATAGAGGAGCACGACGATGCCAGCACAAGCGTTGACGACCGAATTCCTGGCCACATTGCCAGGTCGCGAGCCTGCCTCCGGGGCCGTGAGTTACTTCGATACGGAGATCAAGGGCTTCCTGCTGGAGCATCGGGCCAGCGGCGGCGCCACCTTTTACTTCCGCTACCGCGACGCCGCCGGCAAGGTGCGGCTGAATCGGATTGGCCGCTCTGACGAGATTTCGGTGTCGGACGCCCGGGCCAAAGCGCACAAGATGAAGCAGATGGTCACCGAGGGTGGCGACCCCAAGGTGGAGAGTCATCGCTTCAAGGATGTACCGACCTTCGGGGATTTCGTGGCCGAGCGCTATCTGCCCTACGCCAAGACCCGCAAGCGCAGCTGGGAGACAGACGAGACGATGCTGCGCAACCACCTCCTGCCGGTGTTTGCCGAGTTTCGGATGAACCGCATCACCCGCTCCGATGTGGTGGCCTTCCACCACGCGGTGTTCGAGAAGGGCTACGCGGCCGGGACCTGCAACCGGATGATCGTGCTGATGAAGTTCATCTACAACTGCGCGATCCGCTGGGACATCCTGCCGCCCAAAAGCAACCCCTGCGATGGGGTAGAGCCTTTTGAGGACCACGGCGCCCGGGAGCGTTACCTGACGACCGACGAGGTGCAGCGGCTGTTTGATGAACTCGACACCAACCGCAATGTGCAGGTGGGCCAGGTGATCCGGCTGCTGCTCTACACCGGTGCCCGCAAGCGGGAGATCCTGGATGCCCGGTGGGACGAGATCGATTTCAATCGCCGGATGCTGACGGTGCCGGCGGCACGGTCGAAGTCGAAGAAGCCGCGCCACATCCCGCTCTCGGATGCGGCCATTGAGTTGCTGCTGTCGCTGCCCCGGCAGGACGACATCCCTTGGGTGTTCTTTAACCCCAAGACCAAGAAGCCTCCGGTGTCGATCTTCTACGCCTGGGACTCGATCCGCAAGAAAGTCGGGCTGGAGGAAGTGCGGCTGCACGACCTGCGCCACAGCTACGCCAGTTTCCTGGTCAACGCTGGGCGGTCGCTGTACGAGGTGCAAAAGCTCCTGGGTCATCACGATCCGAAGGTGACGATGCGCTACGCGCACCTGTCGCCGCAGGCGATGCTGGAGGCGGTCAATGTGGTGGGGAATGTCGTGGGGCGGCGGCCAGTCGCAGCCAACACTGGCACACCTCAGGTGGCGGCTATAGCGTGACCTGCTGACCCGCCGCATCAGCGCGGAAGTAGCCGTCCCAAAATTTCAGCGCCTCATCGAACAATTCGTTCAATGGGCGCTGCTCCCCTCCCTCCAAGGTCACGACGTACTCACCTGGATGTTCGGAAACAGGACCACCTGGACCGAAGTAGAACGTTGCCCCCAGCATCTCCACATCCGTAGCCATCACATTCCCTTGCGGCCTGGTCATTCGAGCGTGCTTGTACAGCGTGGTGATGTCGTGCATCACACCCAGTGCCGGGCACTGCTGTCGGAGGTTGGTCTGTAGAGCTTTCTTTTCTTGGTGCTGCGAGTTCAGACGCGGGTCCTCGAAGACCCAGTCGATCAAGTGCCATAACGACGCAGCCAAGTTGAACGCCTCCCTGGCCGTAGGATGCTGGCGGTAATGCACCGCGTTCGGAAGCACCACTTCTTGCCAAAAGTGCCCCGCGCAGGTGATGCCCAGAACTTCAGTTACCCCTGATGCCATTACGCTGGCAGCTCTCCAACAGCCAGGAACGACTCTGGAGGGTCCTGGCGCAGGCTGATGTATTCGGCACGCCATTGATCCACTTTGCGCAGATCCGATAGTGGGAAGCGAAGGTCTGCAACTGCTTCGCAAGATTCCAGCGCGATCTCAGTTGCTGCCTCTGGAGGACCATAAGCCGATTGGAAAATATCCCGAATCTCAGAGACCACCTCTTCAGCAGCCAGCCTCGCAGGCTGTCCACCTTCACTCGCGTCATAGACAACAGTAATCCTCAGGTCGTAAGGCGATCCATCCGTGAGCTCGGCAGCGCGGTTTTCACCCAAGTCAAAAAACACCCCGACCAAATGGGCGCTCACTTTTTCAAGGACCTTCCCGAGTCGATCCTCTACCGTCTCTTTCTTGCTGACATTTTTGCGAAGATGCGTCTCAAACGCGTTCGGAAAAGCTGGGCGACCATAGCGTGCTGCCAGCCACTGCTTGAGGGATCGTTTCTCCTCGTCCGACAGGACCCAGCCACCGTCTGGCTTGGAGCCGGCGATCAGAGATTTGGAGATGGATTGCTTGGCGGTTATCTGCAGGTCAATAAACTGCTGGTTGCCAGACGGCGTATCGAATGCCAAGTGGAGGCGCCGAACATTACGGGCACGAGCGAACTGTTTGTTCAGCTTGTCGACCACATTTCCGACCATAACCTCGACTTCGAGCTCTCTGTCATTCGTCAGATCACAGTCGTGCGTAATGACAAGAGCCCGTTTGAGGCTCGAGGAAGTCTCATCGAATAAGCCGGCCGCGATGGCGTCCGCCTGGGCAATTACGCTGCCCTGCCTCCAAGGCGTGTCACGTCCGAGCATAGTTCTCCCTTACACATCTTCGCGCGACGCGGGAATTGACTGAGAGGTCTGCCAATCTGAAGTTGGCTTTGCCTTGGATTTGGCCAGTCCAGACCGCTCATAGGCACGCTCCATCGCACGCGATTCGGCAATCAGGGCATCCACGGCCTCATGCCAATCATCTCCGGCCCTTACGATGTCCATGAGAGACCGGTCACCAAAGGTCTTCATTTTGAGAAGGCTGCCAGCACGTGCTACGCCGGCTTCTTTGAAAGCATCTGCGATCTGACTGAGCGCCTGCACACGAGCTGACTTTTCAGCCTCTGGCTTCGAGTCGTTCGATAACCACTTGTAAATAGCCTGTCGTGAAACATCAAATACGGATGCCAAGTCTGAAACAGCAGGGTTCAATACCGTGCGGATATTTTCAAGATGCTCAAGCGGAGTACGAACATCAATCCGTTCAGAACCATTACTCTGAACACCTGCTTCCGGAATAAACGGAACTCGGTGTTGAAGGTGCGGTCGCCACGTGTCCAAGCGATCCATTGCATAAACACTGCCAGTTCCTACAAGCATCACAACAAAAGCGGTCTGTGCAACGCTGCGCAATGGCAGTCGTGGATTTATACCCACAGTGTGGTTTGCATACATATCCAACCCTCCTCTAATCAGCGCCAGACTTCTGCAGCGTAAGACGTAATAGTTGCCTCGAAAGATTGCTTGATCCCCGTGTGCAGCGACGCCAACTGTGCCTTGATCTGCTCAAAATCAATAGGCATTCTGCCTTCAACATAGTGATCGGTATCAATCACAGCGTGGGAGATCGTGTCGCTCCTCTGGAAGCGAGGCATTGGCTGAAGCCCGTGAGGAATCAGATCGGGCGGATAACCAAGAGGAGATGTCGCACGATAAACGCGCGCAACCAAAGTCCCTGATTTCACCAGTGGCCCTGTTTCTGTCTCAAAAACAGACTCGCTCATCGCGTAACGCTGCTTTGCGCCGAATGTCACGCCCTGCAAACCATCAGCCAAATACTGCGAAACCTGCTCGTCTTCGCCGGGAATCACCGCATCGAGATAACGCAAACCCAGTCGAGCAATGTGATCTAGAAAAACCACCTTGTGAACAGCTTGCAATCCCTGCACCAACTCCGGCAAGAACTCGTTCCGAGTTTCATAATGAGTTGTGTGGTAGGCCAGAGAGGATGAGCCCAAAATAAAGCCAGCAGTCCGATCAGCCTTTGAAATCAGCCAATTGGTAACTTTCATTAGCTCGGGATTAGCCGGCGCTTGTCCAGCAGCCCCCACGAACTGCAGTTGCGTGATTTCTTGCGGCTCAAAAAGGGTATACCCCTCCCGGCGCAGGATGTCTTGAATCTCGTCGACGTACTTTGCCATGGCAGCCACAGGATTAAACTGCGCTTGAGCCAGTGCGTAATAAACAGGCGCTTTGGTCATTTTCACGCGTTTTCTCCTTTGGTTGGTTGCCTAGAAAGCTGTCGCCCTGGTTGTCACAGGGGTTGTCAGTTTACACTATGGTTGACACGAATTCAATGAGAACCGTTCAACGCTACGAAGTCTCGGACACCACAAACGCAAAAATCCCCCGACCCCACCACCGGTGAAGGCAGTGAGATCGGGGGATCGTCTTTTGAGGTTGTCGTGCGCGGCAGCACCGGTCAGCGCACTGGCCCACGCCACTTGTCAAAGCTGCGCGCCCCGGTGTAGCCGAGGTAGCCAGCACCGAAGAGCCACCACAGGCTCTCGGGCACCGCACCCAGCAGCTTGTTGAGGTTCTCCGCAGCCTGGAAGACGTGCGTCGGCCACCAGATGCCGATGATGGCGCCCATCACACACAGCAGGATCACGCCGTAGATGACGTACAGGAAGGTCGGCCGCGCCCGGCTGGTCCAAGGGTCGGCTGAGTTGGCTTCAGCCAGGATCGCGGAGAGACTCGTCTGCATCTCCTGCAGCGCCAGTTGCCCTTCCGCCTGCAGTAACGCGAGCTTGGCTTTCTCCCGCTCGGCGGGGTCCGGCACCAGGCGGTCGATCAGGCGGCTTCCCGCTTCCAGCAAGCCAGGCGCCAAAGTGGTGAGTAGCGGAGTCATACCGTGCCCTCCACGAATTCGGCCATCCGGTTCATCCAGCCAGCGGCGAACGCTGACTGCTTGGGGTCGTTGGTGATCAGGCGTCCGAGATGGCGCAGGCGCTGTCCCAGCACCTTGCCATAGAGCACACCTTGGTCGGTGGCCGCCAGTGCTGCGCGAGTCTTGGGACCGATCACGCCATCGGCAGCAACGCCGAGCGCTGCCTGCAGCCATTGCGCCGCCCGCTTCGCCCCGGAATGCACGCCGGCGTCCACCAGCAGATGCAGCAGTGCCGGATGGGTGATGACTTCAAAGCCGGGATCGGTGATGTACTGCTGACGGTAGATGGCGCGGGCCTCGGTTTCAGTCAGTGCTTGCACCTCTGCGGCCGTGGCCGGACGACCCAGCTTGCGCCAGCTACCCAGCGTCTGCGCGGTGATGCCGAAGTTCGTTGGCCCACCCCGGTCGGCGGGGTGATTCACGTAGCCGCCTTCCCGGCGCATGATGTCGTCGAGGATCGTATCGATGGCGTTCATGGCCGCTCCCTTTCTGCGGGTGTGCCCAGGCGCTTTTGTGCCCAGCGCTCCAGTTGATAGATGGCCTGGCTGCCCATGTGGCCGGAGATGCCGACCAGGGCGGCAGTGACCAGCGGGTTGAACTGTGCGGCCTCGCACAGCCAGAAGGTGATGAGGCCGGCAAACGCCGAGGTGGCAATCTCGCCGATCAGTTCCACCACGTTGAAAGCTCGGGTCTCGCCGGACTTCACCTTACGGTAGAAATTGACCAGGCCACCCCAGGCGGCCAGCCCGGTCACCCACAGGTAGGTGATCAGGCCGTAGGTCGAAGGATCTTTGTCAGGGGTCACTGTGCTTGTCTCCTTATCTGTTGGATTCAGTGGTGGCATCGGTCACTGGGGCCAGTGAGGCCGTGAAGCGCTCGCACTCGACCTGCGTCGTGTAGCCCTGGGCGCCAAGTCGGTGTTCGACCCGCTTGATGCGCCAGTCGGTGGGGATGCCCGGGCGCAGGGAAATCGACAGCCGGCCTTCGGCGGCGAGCCTTGGATCACCCGGTAGGCTGAACGAGAGTTCACCTTGTCCCCGTTCGCCAGTGTTCTTGCGGGTGGCTGCGGCGGCTTTGGCCTCGGCTTCTGTAGCGTGGACGTAGCGGATCTCCTCGAACGGCGGCTGGCCAGTGGTCACTTCCCGACGTTCCCCCTTCTCGAAGTCCCACCAGTAGGCGCGTGTGCCACCGGTCGCTGTCGTCGGTGGTTTTTGCGTATCACCCTCGCTGGTCGAACCACTGCCGCCGGGTTTGCGCGCCGAGTGTCGGTAGCGCCATTCGGCCAAATCACCGGCATTGAGAGAGATCGTCGGCATCACTTGGCCGGTGATGGTCTTGATCGCCCCCTGCTTGGCCAGCACCAGGAACCCGGCCACGGGCTTGGCCACGGCATCGTGCTTGGCGGCCAGCCTGGTGAGCAGCGCCATGTCCGACTCCTCGGTCTGATCCAGATTTGGGATGGCAATGGCGCCGAGTTCGGCATCGATCTTGGCCTCGTACCGATGCTCGGCAGCGATGGCCTCGACCAGCTGGCCCAGTGTGGTCGTATCCCAGGAGCGGGTCTTGGGGCTGCGAAACGGCCCGACCATATCGGCGGCCTTGGCCGAGACCGTCAGCGTGGCCGGTGGCGAGCGCATCTCGACCTCATCGACAATGAAGCGTCCCATCGATACCAGCCGGGTTTCGGCGTAGCCCAGCGACACGGTCAGCACCGTGCCGATGCGCGGCAGCTCGGCAATCGCGCCATCCTCACGGCGGCGATCATCGAGGGTCAGTTTCAACTCATCGGACTGGATGCCTGCTTCGTCGGTGACCACCAGCTCGATCAGCCGGTCTCGGATGGCAGCGGTGATCTCTTCGCTGTCGGCGTAGAGACGGAAGATCGGTTGCATCGATGCCCCCTCATGACCACAGCCGGATCACCGGCGCTTCTGCCGGCAGCGGCAACTCAGGCAGCTCGATCACCAGGCCAGCGCTAAGGACCGGGGGCAACCGCGCCAGAGCGGGATTGGCCTCGAGCACAGCGGCCAGCACATTGCTGCGTCCATAGTGCTGCCAGATGAGGTCATCGAGGACATCCCCATCCCGGGTGATCACGCGCTTGAAGAGGGGGCGGCTCATGGCTGATCCTCCCCGTAGGCCTTGAGCTTGATGCGGAACTCCAGCTTCCTGGGCTGGCCATCGTTGGCGAACACCGTGCGGGTGTCCCCGATCTCCGTGATCACCCAGCCCCCCCAGATGCGACCCAGGCCGTCGACCAGTTGCAGCGGCTTGCCGGCATCAGCCAGCGCACGCATCGCCTCGACCTGGGCGAGGCCGCCTTTGAAGCTCGGGTAAATCACGCCGTCGAGTTCGATCTCACCAACGTTGCGTCCGAAAAACTGCAGGGCCGGATCGCGGTTGATGCGCGCCTGCTCTTGCCAGCGCCAGGACTGGTTGAGTGAGAATTTTTGGTAAGCGAGCGTGGCGATTTCAAAACGAAACTCGCCCAGGCCCAACATCACCCGTTCGGCCATGGCACACCTCGACAATGAAAGAAAGTGGAAGGAAACAGTCGTACATCGCTGCCGCCGGACTGCGGGTGGTCTCGCGCATCAAGGCGCGCAAGCGCGATTCGATGAGTGCGGCGATCTCGCGCGCATCCATCCCAGGCGGGGCGTTGACCGTGATCGGGGCCGACAGCGACACACTGGTGTTGCCGCGCGCAGCCAGCGGTTGAGCAGGCATTGCCATCGGCCGGGTGTTTGCTACTGCCGGACTGCCCGCTGACATCGGCGTGATGCCAACCGGCGCGGTACCGACAGCTGGACGCGGCGCAGCCAGCGCGGCAGTGCCACCCATAGCCGCTGGACGCGAGAATGTTGGTGCCGTGGATGTCGGCACAGCCTGCTTCTCGCTGCCGAAGAGCGAACCGAACCAGTCGCCGACCTGCTTGCCAGCGTTGATCGCCCAGCCGATCTTGTTGGCTATCCAGTCGATGGCTTGACCAACGGTGGTAGTGATACCCGACCAGAGACCGGTCATGAAATCCGCCACTGGCTGCCAAGCGGCGCTGATCTGGGCCAGGGGTGAGAAGGACACCAGGGCCGTAAAGCCGTTGATCACCCACCCCACCAGCGTGCTCACGGCCCGGATCGGTAGGGTCAGCACAGTAAAAGCTGTGCTCAACACACCACCGATCACCGCCCCGAGGGATTGGCCGGATGCGGACAGACTGTTGAACTCCTCCGTGGAAAGCGTCACCGGCGCGAGCAGCCGCCCAATCCAGCCGACCACCCGGCTCACGCCATCGGCGATGAAGCCGAAGACGTTGGCGATGAGATTTCCAATCGGCGCCAGCGGTGCCAGTGCTGTGGTCAGACTGCTGATCGCTGGCTGCAGCGCCGACCGGATGCCCTCGAACACGCTACCGACGTAGGCCGCGATGGGGTCCCAATATTTGCGGATCACCAGCGCCAGGCCAGCGACAGCGGCACCGATGCCCGCCACGATCCAGGTGATCGGGTTGGCGAGCAACGCGGCCGTCGTCGCGCCAATCGCCGGCAGCATCGACCAGAAGGCCAGTGCTGCTGACTTGATCGGAGCGAGTAACCCGAGCGCACCCGTCTGAATACGACTCCAGGCCAGCGACAGAATGCTGGCACTGGTTCCAGTGGCCGCCGCCTGCACTTGCAGTAGCGCCAGACCTGCCCGGGCTGACTGAAATGCCACCTGGGCACCGAGGATCGGCCCCTTCACGAAGGTCCAGGCATAGCCCAGTGCGATGGTGGCCACCTTCAGGCCCAGCACGGCACCAACGGTGCCCACCACAACTTGCGTAACGACAGGAAACCGTTCGGCGAGATTGGCCAGGCTGTCGATGGGACCCATCAGCGCGCCCACCAAGTTGTTCAAGGCCGGCAGCAGCGCATTGCCCACCGTGATGCCCAGCCGGCTCATCTGGTTTTTGAGGAGCTGCAGATTGTTGGCCGTGGTGGCCGAGCGCGCTTCGTACTCCTTCTGCATCGAACCCGCATAGGCGGTCTGATCGGCCACCAGGCCCACCGCCTTCTCGTAGGTGTCCATCGACCCCACCAGCTTGGCGATGTCGTCGGCGTACTCCATGCCGAAGAGGTCCGACAGGGTGCCCATCAGATCGGGCGCGTTCTTCACCTGGCGCAGAAAGGTGGTCAGGGCGCCTTGGGCGTCACGCTGGATCATCTTCTTCATGACCTCAGCAGACAGCCCGATGTCCTGCAGCCCCTGCTGGAACTTCTCGTTCTGCTTGTCGGCGGTGGCCAACTTCATCAGCAGTGCATTGATGCCGGTGGCGGCGACCTCGGGCGGCGTCTTGAGCGCCAGAAAGGTCGCGCCCAAAGCATTCAACTGTGCGCCGGACAGGCCGAAGAGTTTGGCGGTCGAACCGGCCCGATTGGCGATGTTCAAAAGATCGGATGCCTTGGCGTCCATGTTGTTGGACAGGTGATTGATGGCGTCGCCGAGCTTCACCACCTCGTCCTGGGTGAGGCCGAAGATCGAGCGTAGGCCCGTCATGGCGGCACCGGCCTGCTGGCCCGACAGGTCAAAGGCTACGCCCATCTTGGCGGCGTCCTCGGCAAAGCGCAGCAACTCCTCGCGGGCAATACCGGCCTGACCGGCCGCCGCGACAATGGCGCCGATACCGTCAGCGGCCATCGGGATGCGGGTCGACATCAAGAGCACATCTTTGGACATCTGCCCGAATTGATCAGGCGTGTCGAAGTTCACCACCTTCTTGACGTCGGCCATCACCGACTCGAACTGGACAGCCGGTTGCACCAGGCCATAAAGCGCGCCCCCCAGGGCCACCGCATCCATCATCTGGGCGCGGTAGGCGCTGCGGTTCTCCAGATTGCGTGCCTGTGCCTGTTGCGCACGGGTCAAGGCTTCGGTACGGAAGCGCAGGGTTTCGAGCTGACTGCCGAGACGTGCGGACTCCGCACCCATCGCCCGGGTGTTCACGCCCATACGCTGCAAAGAGGTGCTCAGTTCATCGACGGCCGAGCGCTGGCGACGGTAGGCGTCCTCCGCACGCGTCGCCGCCGCACGGGCGCGTTCGAGTTCGCGGGCCTGCTTGGCCGTGGCACCACCATCCTGGCCGGCGATGTTCGCTTCCAGCCCGGAGACCTTCTGCTGCGCCGCGCGCATGGCCAGTGCCGCATCCTTGGCCTGGGCGCGCAGGGTCTCCAGCTGCTTGATGCCGGACTGCTTGTTGCCAAGTTCGGCCATCGTGGAGCCCAGCTGGTTCAACTGCGCCTGGGCACCACGCACGGCCGAGCCGAGCGAGGCCGCCAGCGTGGCACCGATGCTGATCTGAACGGGATGCGCTGTGGCCATGGGGAAACCTCAGGAAGATGGCGTTGCAGACAGCCGCCGCGCCAATGACAAGGCCTCGACCAACTCACTCACCTCCAGGGCAAGCAACTCGGATCGAGGCCAATGGGTGTAGAGGGCGAGCTCCACCACGAGGGCGGAAAGCTCACCCGGATTCACTGCAAAAAACCGCCCAGCACCTTCTGCAGTTGGGCGTAGTCCTTCATATCGAGCTGATGGATCGCGGCGGGTGGCAGTTCAGCCAGGTTGGCGATCAGGCGGATCTCGCGCTCGGCGTCCGTCCCGGCCGACTTCTGCGCGGCCAGGTGGTCGCCCACCGTGGGACGGCGCAGGGCAATATCGGCAATGGGGACGCCGTCGTGCTCGATGGGAAAGTTGAGTTTGATGCGTTCAGCCGTGCTCATAGGTGTGCTCCTTATCGCTCTCATTCATCACAGGCCAATCGCGGCACGAATGCCTTCCATCTGATCGGTACCGCCGACCTTTCGGACCAGGTTGATGGCATCGATCTCGATCAACTCTTCGTCATCGATGGTCAGCTTGTAGTAGCTGGCCGCCACCGAGACCTTGAGGGTGCTTTTATCGCCCGGCTTCCAGGTGCCGGCGTCGAGCTCTTTCCAGCCGCCGCGCAGATTGACGATGACGGGCTTCGCTTCCGAGCCCTGCGCCTGGATGGCGCCCCGGATGGTGATTTGCGTCGCGGCGTTATCCAGCAGGCCAAAGAGTTTGAAGACCTCCGGGTCGTGGTCGGCAATAGTGAGCTCGGCTTCGAGCTTTTCCATACCGAGATCGATCTCGACCGGCAGGTCCATGCCGCCGGCGCGGTGCTCCTCGGTCTTCAAGGTGAGTTTCGGGAGTTGAATCTCGTCGATACGCCCGGCGTAGCCCCGGCCGTCGACGAAGAGGTTCATGTTTTTCAGAACACGCGGCAGTTCGATGGCCATTACAGAATCTCCTCCAGATAGTCATCGACCAAATGCGAGCAGAAGATGATGTGCTCAGCCGGATACGGCGGGGTGAAGTCGAAGTTGAAGTAAATCTTCCCGTCCTGAATCGACTGAGGCGAGTTCAGATCCGGGTCGGCCCAGCACTTGCCACCGAGGATCGCGCCTTGTGCCTTCAACTGGCGCAGATAGGCATTGACCCCTTCGGTGACTTCCTCGACATAGGTCTTGGTGATGTTGCGATCCACGGCCCAGAGGTGGGCGCGCAACAGCGACTCGTTGATCATGTCGGCGGTGCGCCGGACACTCAGGAAAGCCCACTTGGGGTCCGAGGAACAGGTGCGGTTGCCCCACAGGCGGTAGCCATCCTCCTGGATGATGGTGGCCACCTCGTTCTCGTTGAGCAGGTTGGCCCGGGCATTCGGATCACCCAGCGCAAAATCCACCGGCCGGTGGCTGCCGACGATGCCGTTGATAACGTTGTTCGACGGGCTCCACCAGAAACCCCGGTCGTTGTCGATCTTGGCGATCAGGCCGGCGACACGTGCTGAAACAGGTTCGGTCACCACGGCCCCGTTCTTCATCACCTTGACGTGCGGATCGACCACGTAGATGCGGGGGCTGCCCCAGTCCTCGCGGTAGTCGATGGCGGCGGCGTCCGTGGTGTTGGGGCCGTCGGCGATGATCACCGCACGCAGGCGCTCGGCAATGCCCAGGAGTTCCGCCACCACCGGGTTCGCCAGCTGGCGGGTCTCGTCATCAGGATCTGTAGGGCGCTGATGGGTAAAGCCTGGGGCAATCAGGATGCGTGGCGTGACTTTGGCCACCGACTGGGCAGCCAAGAGCGCCTGCAGGCCGAGGTACTGGCCGTCCGCATCGACACCGCCGAGAACGTTGGTCTGGGTTTCGGTATCCGTCGCCCCTTCGGCCACCCGGATCACGACCACCAGCGCCCCTGCCTGATCGAAGATGCCATCGATGGCCATGGGCAAGGTGCCGGCGCTACCCAGCTTGGCCGCCTCCAGGCGAGAGCCGGCAATCAGCACCGGGGTGTTCAAGGGAAAGCTGTGCTCATCGGCATCCGGTGCGGTGCCGACAAGCCCGATCACGGAGGATCGGACGGTACGAATGGGACGCGGGCCGTTGTCGATTTCAACGACCTCGACCCCGTGAAGAAAGTGATCTGCCATTGGTGGGCTCCAGAAACAAAAAATCCGCCAATTGGCGGAATAAATCGGGGGAATGGGTAGTTGCAGTGCAGCAGGCTCAAGCGATGGGCTTGCCCTCATCGGGTTCGATGGCCTTCTCGCAGTGGTTCGGATCGAGCTGATCCAGCAGCCGACACAGCACGCAGGCCCAGCGCTTGCCGTCACGCGCGGCCTTGCCGGCGCGGGAACTGAGCGTCTCGTCCTCGTGCCCGCCGAAAGCGGCATTGGCCAACTGGTCGTGAGCCACCGCCAGGGTCCAGGCGCGGCGACTGCCGGTCAGGGCAGCGGCCAGCATCCAGAGCGACGCGATCACCGCCGCGATCTGGCACAGCCCCCACAGCCCGAGCATCGACAGGCGATATTGGATTGCGGCCATCACTGCAGCACCTCCTGCACCCGAGCCTCGGTCAAGAGGCCGCTGGCGGCGAGCGCCTGCAGGCCACCGATGGTCTGGGCATCGGCCAGATTCACCTCTTCAGCGATCTTCAACTTGTCGAGAAACACCTCGACCATGACCTCGGTCTTGGCAGCGGTATAGATCGCGGCCAACTCCTCCATGGTGAAGCGATTCATGAAGGCCAGTTTGGTGATGACCTTCTGGGATGGAGCAGCCACGACCTGGGCTGCTTGTTCCGAAGCGATGAGGGCCAACACCTCCTCATCGGTTTTGCCGGGGAAGCGATCAACCGCCTTGCCGTCCTGCAGGGCATAGCGCAGGGCCTGTGTCGAAGTGGCTTTGCTGGGTGCGGGTAAATAGCCCTCCAGCGCCTCGGTGGCGATATCGCGCACCACCCCGTTGTCATGAAATGCAATGTAGAGCTTGGGCATCGCGGTCTCCTTTAGATCTTCCAGTTCTCAACGGGCATCAGGCAGGGGTAATTGGTGCTGGTGTAGCCGGTATCGATCCAGTAGCGGCTGGTCGACAAACTGACTGCGCCACCGTTGGCCAGCACCCCCGTGGTCTGGAATCCCACCCCTGCAAAATCCATCAAGCCGACGTTCAAGCCCTGGCTTGAGTCGGCGTTGTTCTCGTGAAAGGAATAGGCAAAGGCGCTCGCCCGGATCGGGAGGATCGACACACCACAACTGGAGCTGCTGTAGGACAGCCGGTAGTAGCGCGTGGGGTCATCGGTGTTGACCACGTGCCCCGAGATGCCTGAGCCGTAGTAGTAATAGGGCGCGAACGCCGCCACCCACTGGTTGTCCCAGGTGATCTGGTGACGCATCCCGTAGTAGCTGCCCTGCTCGATACCGTAGGACGTGGTGCAAGACACCGTCGTGAAGTTGGTGTCCAGCGTGCCGGTGTTGCCAGCACCCGGAGTAAGCACGGCCATGTGCGAGCAGTTGCTCGGCACAAAACGCACCAGGGCGATCTTGCCGCTCTTGGTCGGAATCACCCGCATCCGGTACTGGCTCTCGGTGTAGCTGGTCGAGCCGTTGGCGTTCCAGCTGAAATCCACATATTGATAGCTCGCACCGTTGCTGCCGGCCTTGGCTTCCAGAATGAAGCGATCCAGTTCCCCAGGCTTGCCCGAGAGCTTGGCCGTTGGGTGCTTCCAGATATGGGCGCGGTAGTTGCAGCTGGCGTCACGCGCCTCGATCAACACCAAGAGGCCGGCGACCCAGTGGTAGCCGACAGCGCTGCGCATATTGGTATTGGCCCCAGCCCAGGTGGCGGCCGAGGCGGTTGCCAGGCCGGTGGTGAGTTGATCCAGCTGGGCAAAGCCACCGCGCGTGTACTGGCGCAAGGTGGTGCCGGAGAACCACAACGACATCGACTGACGGTAGCCTTCAGGCCCCACGACCACGCCGAAATTGGCCATGAAGCTGCCCATCTGATCGGGCTGGCGCATCGCCATGCCGCCATTGGCGGACAGGCGCAGCAGCTGGTGCCCATCGACCGAGTAGCAGGGCGTGGCCTTGATCCAATAGGTACCTGCCGAACTCGAGCTGACCTGGCCGTTGGTGTAGTTCCAGCCGGTGTAGTCCGACCAGATCTCGCCCGAGGTCGCCCAGGCATTGCCGGCATTGGTCTGGTTGGCCCGACTGACCAGATTGAAATCCGAGTCGTAGATGCTGCAATCCGGGCTGTTGTTGTACGAGGAGAACACCCCCACCAGCGGCAGGGGCTGTTTCTCATAGGCCGGCGTAGTCTCGACCGGCAGGGTGCGCAAAAATCGTCCCATTACGCCACCTCCTCGATGCCCCAGGCGTTGAAGCTGACCGTGGCGGCGCTGGCCTGCACCACGATCTTCTGCCCCGCAGCCAACGAGAGCGCTGTTCGCTCCAGCACCTCGGTCGCCGCCAGGCTCACATCAAATTCGATGAATTCGCTCTCGGCCGGCGTGGCCGATGCGGTGAGCGCCACGCGCACCTTGGCCGCCGCCGTGCCTTTGTTGCAGGCAGCGACATTGACCACCGCGCGACGGCCGGTCGGTACTTCGTAAAGGGTCGCCAGCGTATTGGCGGCTGGCAGCGCCGTTCCCAGAATGGACATCGAGGGGGCTCCTTAGAGTTGGGCAAGGAAGAAGGTCTTGCGCCCCAGCACCAGTTGCTGAGTGACGCTGTTGGCGGCGGCTTGCGCCGTGGCCACGGCCGCATCGGTAGCAGCTTGGGTCGCGGCAATTGCCTGGTCGCGGCTACTGGCGGCTTGCTGGATGGCGGTCTGGGCGGCTGCATTGACGGTCGCCACCGTGCTGGTCTCGGTCTGTGCCATCACGGCCAAGGCCGCGTTCTTGGTCTGGGTGACCGAGGATTCCGCTGCCGTCTTGGTGGCGGTGATCGCGGTCTCGGCCGCTGTCTTGGTCGCCGTGACGTTGGCAATGGCCACGTCAGCGGCCGTGGCAATGGTGTCGAGCGTCGCTGTCTCCACTTCGTTGGCGTGCGCCGACATCTCCGCCATCTTGATGTCGCCCATCTCCTCGACCTCGAGGACGGTGGCTCGACCACCAATGCGGTCAATGGCAGTGCCGAGGTACGCGAGTTCTTCGGGTGTGGCGATCTCGGCAGCGGTTTCGATCTTGGCTTTGATCGCGCGCACCGCATCGCGCAGCAAGGGGTCTTTGGCCATGGGGTGTACTCCTTAAAAGCCGAACTGGTGAAACACCCGCAGGTGCTGGCGGTGCAGCCGTTCGGTGAGTTGGTCTTGCCCCTGCTGGGTGGACGCCTCCTGCACGGCCACATCCGCATCGATGCGGGTGAGGGCCTCACGCAGGTTCAGAACGTCTTCAGACAGCAGGTGCTCGGGATGCGGCAGCGGATAGCCGCGCGGCGTGCGCTCCTGGGTCATCGCTCACTCCCATCAGGTGACGATGACGCGCAGGTTGCGCACGAAGGGCCGGTGCTGCGGTGAGCCGGACAACGCCAGCTTCACGCGCGTGGTGCGGTCGGCACCGACGCCGACGAGGCTCGTGGCCTTGTAGGTACGCTCCACCCAGCCGTTGCCGACCTCCACGCCTGAAGACAAGGACAGCGCCTGGAAACTGCCCGACGTGCCGGACTCCGCCTGCACCGAGACACTCGAGGTCCCTGGTGTCAGGGCATCGAAGGTCACTGCCACGTTGAAGGTGGCGGCGGCCGGAATCGCACGCGACAGGTAGTCGCCAGCGGCCTCCAGCGTGCCGAACACCAGCTGCGTGCCCGGGTAGAGGATCGGACTGGCCGCTTCCGTTCCCGTGAGCTTGGCCGAAACGGCCAGGTTGCCCGAGAGCTTCTCGCCCAAGGCCAACCCCTGGTCTTCCGACAAGGTGTAGATCCGCCCCTGGGCGTCGGTCGCCAGAAACTGGACATCGGTGCCGGCGGCCGGGCGCTCGACACCCGCAAGTGCCATCACGTCCGACAGGTTGGTCACGGTGTACTGGCCCAGCGAGACCGTCTTGCTCGTCTGCGAAAACCGGCAGCCCAGCAGCCGAAACGTCAGGTCCTGCGTCTGGTGCGGCGTCCAAGTGATGCCGTTGGAGGACGAGAGCAGCACCCCGATCTGGTAAGGCTGAGCCGTCACCCAACCGGTGCGCGGATCGTACTTGCCGAGTTCCGCGACCGACACGGCGTGGTTCGCATCGTCGGTGAGCACCACGATGGCGTACTCGCGGTTGGCCTCGAGTGCCACCGGGTCGAGCGTGATCCGGGTCGGGTTGCCATCGGTCTTGATGTCCGCAGCCGCCAGGCGACCTTCCGTCAGCACCGTGGTGGTCGGGATGCCGACCTGCGTTTCACGGATCTGCACGATCACTGGAGCAGAGCCACCCTTGGTGGTGAACCACAACTCCAAGCCACCGATGATGCGGCGCTCGGGCAGCGTGAAGGTCTGCGCCAGCGGGTCCCAACGGCGCACCACCGTGGTCAGAATGCGTCGGCGCGTTTCGGTAACGATCTGGCCTCGCCCGACATAAGTCGCCGAGCCGTAGCTGCCGCCGGCACCCAGGAATTCCACCAGCTTGGCACCAGCGGGGATGGCCTGCGGGATCTGGAAGCTGCCTGTGAGCAGGCCCGAGGCATTGGCTGCTGTGCCGGCTGGCTGGCTGATCCCGATGCCGTCGAAACGCAAAGAGGCCAACGCTTCACTCGGGCCAAACCCCTCCACCCGATAGGCGACGTTGAGGCTGCGCAAGAACTGGGCCTCCTCCGAAGAAGATGCCAGCACCTGCTCCGAGCGTCGGGTCTCGACCACCTGTTCGAGCACACCGCTGCCGGTGATCAGACGCTCAGTGACATCCGACGCCCAGGTGGTGTTGGTCACCGTGAACTGGTCCACAGCGGGATTGAGCGTGACCCGGGCCGGTACCGGCTCGAAGGCCTGATACGGATTGATCTTCATCGATCCGGTGCGGGACAGTTGCTCGATCACCGGGGTCAGGGTGTAGTCCAGGGTCAGCAGTGCATTGCCGTTGTCCTTGGCGTGCTGGGCAGATGCCGTGATTGGCAGCGTCAGCACCCCGGCCACAATGGCGCCGGTCTGCGCTGCACCCTGATCGCGCAGGTCGTCATCCAGAAAGTTGTCGACGAAGAGGCCCTTCTTGGCGGCCGGCTCGCGGATGTTGGCATCCACGCGCAGGCGCTCCAAGGCCATCAGGTCGTAGAGGTCGGCGATCTGGCGCTGCATCGCGGTGAGTTCCGAGACCTTGATGGTGCGGATCGCCACATTGCGCACAGCGGGTTCCGAACCGCTGCGCCAGTCGTAGGCAATCTCGGCCAGCGCCAGACGCGAGGCCGGTACCGTGGGGGCGACGGGATTGCGTACCTGGCTGATGCCCTTGATGCGCTCGACCTGGCCATCAGCGGTGAGTGCCAGCACATCGACGCGCGGCAGCTTCCACTGGTAGTCGATGTACATCGTGGAGCCCTGCACCACCCCGCTCACCTTGAAGCCGCTGTCGGTCAAATCGGTCGGCGTGATGCTGGCGATGTACTGATAGGTGACCAGGTAGCTCGATCCCGGGGCAGGTTCCGCGCCACCGGGTGACCAGTCGATCTCATCCCCGACGACCTTGTAGTCGGTGCCTTGGGAGTAGGTGGTGGCACCTTGCTGGATAGTGAGCACGGCCACCACTGTCGGTTCGGTCAAGACATCGCGGCTGCCAGTGAAGGCGCCATGGACCACCGTCTCGGTCTTCTGCTGCGTGACCTTGATGTCGAGCACCTGCGCGAGCGGCGGGCGGTTGATCGTGACGACCATCGAGCCATTGCCCGAATCGTTGAACACCTGCGGTTCCGACGACACGCGCTGCAGATCGGGATCGATGGGCAGACGCAACCGTTGCGACTGGCTGCGCTCGACCTTGAAACCATCGATGTTGGCGCGGCCCTCCGCCACCGAAAAGAGGTGCTCCTGGCTGTCGCTATCCTGGGAGAGGAAACGCACCCCCAGCCCTTCGGTCACGTAGTGGCCGTTGGCGTCATAGTCGTAGCGCGCCAAGCTGGCAATCACGCCATCGAGCACGGGCGGCTGGCGGCGGTTCTCGAGGATGCCGTTGTCCAGCGCGTAGACGGCGTGGAAATCTCCGGGCTGACCGTCACTGGTGCCCGCACCTTCCCAGCCCCAAGCGAGGGTCTCTTGCAGACGCCCGGCACCCGGCTCCTGGTAGTTGCGCACGCCGACGGCGGGTTCGCGCAGGTTGGGATCTTCGAGTTCGGTGACAGTGCGGGTGGTGAAGCGCACACCCACGGCCACGCGGCCATCGACCGGTACGGTGAAGGTAGCCGCCGGCACTTCGCGCACCGCGCCACGCAGATAGACGCGACCGGCCTCAAGTGTGACCAAACCGGTCTCGGCATCGATCTGCAGATTGGCGCCGCTGACGATGTCGCCGTCCTTGAGCAAGGCATCGGCCACACCCTGCAGGCGGTGGATCAGGGTCGTCTGGATCTCGTTGAGCTCTCGGGACTGCAGGCCATCGCCGGCACGGAACAAGAGCTGGGTGTAGTGCTTGGCCGGGTCAAACAGGTTGTAGTAACGCTCGATCATGGGTGGCCTCGCGGATTAGAAAGTGACAACGAATTCGAAGGTCTCGCGCGTCGAGGGTTGGCGCACGATGGGCACCGAGTTCTGCAGCACGAGGAGGATGCCGGGCTCAACGACTTGGCTCGGCACGAAGAATTTCTGCCCATCGGGCAATTGAGGATCGGTCTGGGTGCCAACGAAGAGGCCTTGCTCGCGCACCACGCTGGTGGCGGCATCCTCGAAGTCGAAGCGCACGCGGATAAACAGGTGGTTTGTGGGGTCGGTGACCAGCCGGTAGCGTCCGGTCGGCACCACGATCTCGCCCTCAGGGTCGGCAGCAACGAAATGCACCTCGTCCACCACCCGGCGGCCGACTTCGCGCAGCAGCGCCGTCTGGCCGATGGACTCGGGCGGGTGCGAAACCTTGAAGTGGACCGTGACGTCACCACCTTCCGGGATATTGCTGGCCGGCAGACGGCGGATCACGCCCTCGCGGGCATTGGCGCTGTAGTCGATGTCGAGCGCGTACTCGGTCTGGTCATCCAGCGAGGTGACACGGATGTCGGCCAGGTGCGTAAAGCCCAGCTCGATCACCCCGGTTTCATCAAAAGGTGTGCTGATCGCCTTGGTGGTGTCCCACAGCGGATCGCCCTCGCCCAGGGCGAGGTGCAGGGTTTGTTCTTTGATCGCGGCGGCAAGCGCAGCGCGACCGCTGGCAGTCAGGATGGCCATCGGGTGCTCCAAAATTGAATGAGGGAGAAATGCAAAGCAGCAGCGCTCGGTGCGCCGCCGAATCAGTTCAGCGTCTGATGGGTCGCGCCGATCAGCTCGCGGGTGTCGGTCCAGGTTGAAGATGGCCAGCGCACACCGGTCCAGGTCTGGCCCTGCCAGCCGGCTTGGTGACTGGCCACGGCAACACGCGATGGCGCGACGAGTGCTCCGGTGTTGCGCTCGGTGGTGCGGGTGAGCAGGCGCTGCAGGTTGGAGGGTGTTTCCTCAAACCCGTAAGGCGTCACATCGGTGAAGCCGGAGACGACGATGTGCATCTCGGTCAGCGTTCGCCACTCGACCTCGGCCACATCACCCAAGGTGAGATCGCCCAGGGTGGGCAGCGGCCGGGTGCGCAACAGTGCTCGCCGGGGCGTGCGGGTATTGACCTCGCCCAAAATGACTTCACTGAGCACCACCTGCGCCCTCTGGTACAGGCGTGGCCGCCAGCCAGCGGCATCGGGCAGGCCCAAGTTGCCTCGGGTGTGATCACGCTGCACAAAGCCCCGGTCGAGGCTGGGTACGGACTCGCCCAAGGCCCACATCCCCAGCGACTGATCGGCGCGGGCCTGGACACGGTGAACAGCGAGATGGTCGCGGTGGGCCAGCAGACTCAAGGTTGGCACGACCAGGTCGCCCGGATGGCCCCGAGCAAATCGCTCCAGGACTTCGACACGAATCAGCCGGTGCGGCGTCGCGGACAGCTTGTCACTGCCCCCCAGGGTGATCGCCTGCCCCACCTCTTGCCAGGTAAAGCGCGGCAGGTTGGCATTGAGATCGCCCAAGGGCGTGCTGTCAGACAGCACCACCATCGCCCGTGCAAATCGGCGTTCGGGCAGCAAGGTGGTCGCATCTGGCACGCCCAGCGCATTGGCCAGCGTGAACAGATGCGAGTGCAGGATCTCCTCGTTGGGCGTGTGACCAGGATCGCCCAGGGCCGAGAAGTCGAGCAAATACCGGTCGATCAAGCGTGCCACGGCAAAGCGCACGGCCTCACGGTTCGGCGCGATCTGTTGTCCGGATGCCAGCGCGTGCTGCGCGAAGCCTCGCCCAAACGATAACTTGGTGCGCCCGTCTCGCCAGAAAACGCCGCTGTGATCGGACAGCAACGCATCGCCCAGCCGACTCTCATCGAGCACGACGCGACGCAGGTCATGGCCGTGATAGATGCGTGAGAGCCGACTGCGGGCCGGTGCCGACAGGCGGGCGATGGCGATCAGGTTGGCAATCTCTGTGTCGCTGTCGAGCACTTGTCCCGGATCGAGTTGAAACTCGGCAAAGTGAACACCAGGCGGTTCCTGCTCGACCGTGGCGCGCATCCCGATCCAGGACAAGGCGGTCGCCAGTGCGGCCGGTGTACCACGCAGCCGCTGCCAGAGGATGCCCTCGGCGATGGCGCGGCGCGGCTCCGGCAAATAGGGCAACAATTCACCCAGGCCGAATTCCCAGATCAGCCAGGGCAGCAGCGGCTCAGACGGATCGGTCTTGAACTGGCGGATGGCATCTGCCGGCAGTGCCAGCCGGGCCAGCGGGTCGGTCGCCAGCGAGAGCGCCTGCTCCAGCGGTGTGGCATTGGCGGGCAGCATATGTTCAGAAGTCATGTGCCCTCCAGCGCAGGGGGAGAAAAGGGAAGGCGCGAAGCGCTATCGATCCCGCCCCGAAAATTCCAGATTCAGATGGATCAGGCGCACCGCCTGGTTGGCGTTGGCGCGAATGTCGGTCGTCGGCGCGAGCAACTCGACCTTTTGCACGCCGGGACGCTGCAGCTCGCCAATCACCCAGGAGGGCGTCAGATCCCAGCCCAGGCCCGACTGCGCAGCCAATGCTTCCTTGAAACGTGCCCCGATGGCGTCGAAGGCGGCCATCGGTGTGTCGGGATAGAGCCAGATCCGGGCGGTCACCGTGACGGGAATGAGTTCGGCCGGCACCACCTCGACGGTGTCGGTCAGCACCCGGATGTCGTCGCGCAACACCACGGCGCGCACGGCATCGAGCACCGCATCCGGGACGGTATCTGCTTCACCCTTGGCGAGCACGCTGATGCGCACACGCCCGGGTTCCGGGCTGTCGACCTCGACATCGGCCACCTCAGGGGATGCCGAGAGCGCCCAGTAGCGGTAGTGCGCTGCACCGCCCGCATTGGCAAAGCCGATGATGCGTTGGCGGGTGCGCAAGCGCAGCGCCTCATCGGTCTCATCCATCAAGCGCGTCACGCCGTAGAAAGCAGCCAGGTGGTCGAGATCGCTGCCGGTGGCAAAGGCCAGGAGGGAAGCTTTGGCCGCTGCGTTGACGCGGTTTCTGAGCAGGACCTCCCGGTAAGCCGCGACCTCCAGGAGCTTGACGGCCGGGTCCGAGGCCAAGAGGGCCGAGTAGTCCGGGTAGCGAGATTGAAACTCGGTCTGCAGTTCCGTGAAGATCGTCTCGAAGGACAGGGTTTCGATCACCGCCGGGGTCGGCAGACTCGCCAAATCGCTGAGCGTCGTCATTCACACCTCCACTGCGGTGAGCACCGTGGCCTGGCCATCAGGCAGGTAGATACCTTCCAGATCGAGCACGACTTGCCCGACTTCTGCCCTGGCGATGCGAACGCGGGTGAGCTTGAAACGCGGCTCCCAGCGCGCCAGGGCCTCGGCGGTGGCCGAGTACAGATCCATGGCAAGCCTCGGGGTCATGGGGTTGTCGACCAGCGTGGGCAGGCGCGAGCCATAGTCACGTCGCATCACGCGGGTACCGATGCGGGTGGTCAGGATGTCGCGGATGCTCTGGCGCAGGTGGTCGATGCCAGCCAGGGGCTGGCCGGTTTGGGCGTTGAGTCCGAGCATCGCTGATTACCCTGCATAGACATTGGGTGACCCTTCGGCCACGCTCGAACCACAGGCCACCGGATCGCCGATGCGCCCGACGGCATGACCTTCGGCAAACACACTGGAACTGCCCTCCGCCAGCACGCTGGCGTGACAGGCGGGACCACAGCAGTGCGTGGCCCAGGCATCCCCCACCCGATGCACCGCGATGCCATTGATGAACACCGAGGCGGCAGCGGAGGTACTCGGGCGTGCCGGGAAACAGCCGTGGCCGGTGCATTGATCACCGAGACGAGTGACGGCGGGCATGGCGACCTCCTTCAGTTCAGATCAATCCGGGGTGCAGTCAGCCGGGCACCCTGATCGCTGAGCTCCAATCGCGTCGGGCCAATCTCCAGCACGATCCTGCCGCCCGCTGGCACGGCCAAGCGCCAGTGGTGCTGCGCCCGGTCGTACTCCATCACCGCCCCGTCCAAGAACCGCGTGCGCGAGACGTCTGCCGAATCGGCCGGAGCAGGATGGTCTGCCCGGTAGATCGAGCCGACCACCACCGCTTGGTTGAGATCGCCACCAGGAGCAACGAGCAGCACCTGCTCCCCTGGCTCCGGCGGATGCCAGGTCCGATCCTGACCAGCACGCACCGTCGCAAAGGGCAGCCAACCCGTGGTGATGGGACCGGCCTGCACCCGCACACGGGCACGAGTTGTATCGAGCGCCACTATCTGGCCCATGAGTGCCACATTGCTGATGCGCCGCTCGGCCTCGGTCATGTCCTGATGCAGGTTGCGCTCGCTCATGAACTCGGCTCCCGGTAGTGCGTGCCAACCGGCTGATAGCTGTGCTCATGGCCAGTGCCAATCTCCGGCACCCAGCTGACCAGCACCTGCAGCGGCAACACCCCGTCATCGATCACAGGCTTGGTCCAGTAGCTGACTTCGAACGACAGGCGAGCGGCCAGCACCGGCGTATCACCCTCACCGCCTTGATCCACCTCGGTGCGGGTCAGGCGCGTGCCTTCGACCAGCAGTCCCAAAGTCTCATCGGCATCGAGGATGGCTTCCACCGCCTGGGCCAGCACATCGGCCTCTTCGGCAGCGGCGTCACCACTGGCGATGATTTCCACCGACAGTTCGAGCTTCCGATAGCGCAGTCCCGGATCGGCGTTGGGCTGATCCTCGATGCGCTCATCGCGCGTGTAGATCAGGATGGCCGGCAACTTGCCGGCAAACAGCGGGGTGCTGCGGTGGATGCTGATGCGTGCCGGCGTGATGCGTGTATCCACCTTGGGCAAAGACTCAATGAGTCGCGCGGCGACCACCTCACGGATCAGGGTGCGTGGATGCTTCATGGCCCCCCCCCTTTGTGTAGCATCAGTTTCAGAAAGCCGTGCCCATCGGGTCGCACCTCGACGATCAGGTAGAGCACACCTTGCACCGTCACGGCATCGCCCTCGGTCGGGGTGGTCGGCAGATCCGCCAGCCGCACCTCCAGCACCGACTGGACCGTGGACACCGGCACACCCGTGCTGGCATCCACCTCCTGGTGCGCCGCCGAGAACACGCCCCGGCCCGGCAGCGCCTCGGCCTGCCCTTCGAGGTGAAACACCACCGGCTCACCGAAGGTGGTGAGCACGATGGATGACATGGCCCGTGTCAAATCACCGAAGACCGTCATGGTCACCTCCCATCACGATCACCAGCCATTGCTCGAGAAGAGCCGCACGGTCAGCGCCGGGCGTTTCACAATCGGCAGCGGGTTGGACTGGGTGTAGATGTCGACGCCGGTGCCATTCGGACGAGCCAACTGATGGGCGTAGAGCTCCTGGCCATAGGTGCCGACGGCTTCCATCAGGTTCGCCGGGGCGAAGTAGGTGCGGAAGGTATCCAGCGTGCCCAGCGGGAACGCCACACCTTCGCGCGGCGGAATCAGGCGCACGGATGTACCGTTGGCCAGCGTCACCGTACCGAAATACTCCTCGAACAGGATGGAGCCAAAACGAAAGCCCCGGCGCACATCGTCGCGCAACGGATTGGTACCGGCCGTGCCTTGGTAGAAGGTATAGGCCTCCTTGACGGTCTTGTGCTTGACCAGTGCATCGAAGAACTCGGGGCTGACCAGGGCGTGGATGGTGGTCATCATCTCGCCTTTGAGGTTCTCCTCGATGTGGCGGGCCACCTGGGTGCAGTGGATGACCATGTCCTCGGTGCCACCGAACACGAAATCCACCTCGGGCTTCTGGATGCCGAACTCGTCGTGCCAGTCGTAGAGGGTGTTGCCAGCACCATCCTTGGTGATTCCCAAGAGTGCATTGACGCGCATGTACTCCAGCGTCTGGGCGTGTTTCGCACGCATCCGGGCAAGTTTGCGGGTCATCACGGTGACCAGCGGGTCTTCACTAGCGGCCAGGCCCAAGCCCCGAATCCCCTGGATTTCCTCGGGCAGCACCACATCGTTGTGCGGGATGTGGGGAACGGCAAACGAGCGCACCGAGCGTTTGTCGGTGCTGCCCACCGTCGCAGGTGCACCTGGGGCGACGGCCGGCAGCAAGCGCAGTTCGCCTTCGATGGACTCGATGGTGACATTGCGCTGGGAAATCGGCTCGGGTGCAAACAGCCCCAGCTGACCGACCCGGCCATAGGGGTTGGGCAGCATCTGGATGGCAGCCGACATCTCGGCCAGCGTGAAGCCACCGGCGTCGAAAGGATTGACGATCACGGTCATGAGGAAACTCCTGTTCAGGCAGCGGCGCGCACGACGATGCCGTGGGCAGCCAGTTGCTGGTGTTTGAGGGATTGGGCAGCGGCATCCGTGATCGAGGCATCGAAAGCCAGCGCACGGTCGGCGACGATCACCTGGCCGCGCGCGAGCACCACCGCCTGGGTGTCAGTTGCGCTGGCAGCCACCGGGTGCAACAGCACGGCGCAGGCAATCTCGGCCCCCTCGGTGCCCGTGGTCGATGCCACTGGCGAGAAGGTGTATTTGCCATCCGCCGTGATGCGACCGAGCACCGCACCCAAGGGGTAGGCGGTGCCGGCCTTCAGGGTCACGGTCTCACGGGTGTAGTCCGGGTCGGACTCGCGCTTGATCAGATCACCGAGGGTCGTAGGCGAAATCAAAGGTGTGCTCATTTGCGTGCTCCATAGGCTTGGGCCGCTTTGACCAAGGGGCTGTCAGCGACGGATTGGGGTTTGGTTTGGGGTTGCTGTGGGGCCTCGGCGACGATGTCTTGCGCCACATCGCGCTCAGCGGCCTGCTTCAGCACCGACTGACGCAGTGCATCCGGAGTGACACCACGGGCCAAGGCCTGCGCCGGATCGACGGTGACCCCGAGGCGTTTGGCTTGGGCGGCGATCTCGGTCAGCTCAGCGAGCTGGCGGCGCAGTCGTTGCTCAACTTGCGCCGTGATGGCGGCTTCATCGAGCGGCGGCGGGGTTTGCGGTGACTGCGCCGGGGTCTGGGTTGAGTTCGGGGTCGAACCTTCCAGGGCATCGTCCACCGGCGTAGCGGGGTTGTGATCATTCATGGAGATCTCCTTCTGGGATGGTTGGGATCGGGATGTGGTGTGGGAGGCCGACAGCGCGGCAGCCTGGTTACGCAGACTGCGTCCAGCCGTGGTCGCCAGTTGGCGTTGCAGGGCCGTGATCGCCAGTTGGCGTTGCAGGGCCGTGATCGCCTCAGCGCGGGTGCCAATCTGATCGGCCAGCCCTGCCTGGAGGGCTGCCTCACCGCGATAGACGCGGGCCTCGGTGTCACGAATCGCCTCGGGTGTGAGGCGGCGGAATCCGGCAACCAAGCTGATGAACTGCGTGTGCAACTGCTCGATGTCGGCCTGGATGTCGGCGGCGACCGGTGCCGGCAGCGGTGCGTGCGGATGGCCATCGACCTTGTGGGCGCCGGCGTGCAGGAAGGTGTAATTGAGCCCCGCCTTCGCATCGGCCACCGACTCGTCGACGTGCACCGCCACCACACCAATCGAGCCCACCTCGGCGGTGCGGGTGAGCCAGAGGCGGTCGGCGGCACAGGCAATGGCGTAGGCGGCTGAGAGCGCGGCTTCATCAGCGATGGCCCAGAGCGGCTTGCCCGAGGTCTGGGACAAGGCACGCAGACGCTGCGCCAGGTCGAACACGCCACCGGCTTCGCCACCACTGGAATCAATCTCCAGCAGCACAGCGCGCACCTCTGGGTCGGCAAAGGCCGCTTCGGCCATGGCCTCGATGTCGTGGTAGCTGGTGAGGCCACTGGCGGCGCCGATATACGAAGCGCGTCGCACCAAGGTGCCGAGAACCGGGAGTATGGCGATGCCCTCTTGAACTTGGAGGCCACCGGTCCTACCGGTATCGGCAATGGCCGGCGGTGGCGTGGCCAGGGTGTCACCCGCGAGCTTCCGGGCCACCACCCCGAGGATCACTTCAAGTTTGGGGCGCGCAATGAGGAGTGGCGTCCCGTACAGGCGGGACGCCAGGTAAGGCAAATCGGTCATGGGAATTCCTCAGTTCGAGGGCGGAGGCACAGGCTCACGCCCAAAGGAGAGCCCCAGGCTTTCCTCACGCCGGTGGTCCCCGGCGATCTCGGCATCGACCATGGCGGCGTCAAAGCCCCGCTCGGCAATGGCCTGGGTGCGGGACTTGAGCCCGGCCTCGATGGCGTTGATCTCGGCGCGGATGTCTTTCAAGGGATCGACCCAGTCCCAGCGTGGCGGCAGCCAGCTGCAGTCCAGATAGTCGGCGCGGCGTTGCTCGTAGTCCGGCAGGTCCAGTCGCCCCGAGAGCACCGCCGTGTCCATCCAGCGCGCCCACACTGCCCGGCACAACTGAAACACCAGCACCGAGTGCTGGAAGGCTTCGATGCGGCGGCGAAACTCCAAGAGCGCCGCTCGGGTGTTCGAGTAGTTGGCCTTCAACATATCGGCCGACAGGTTCGCGTAGGGCAGTCCCAAGGCAGCGGCCACCTGCAGCAAGGTGCGGTACTGGAAGCTCTCGTAGTTGCCGCCGACATCGGCGGGTGTCGAGAAGGTGATGTCCTCGCCGTCGTCCAGGATCTGGAGTTGCCCGGGTTCGAGTGGCAGCAGCGGCTCGCCCCGGTCATCGGTCTCGTTGCTGTTGTCGAAGTCACGCTCGGGCCGGCGCACGAAGCCGACGAACATCGCAGCGACCTTCTTGCGGTCGAGCTCGGCGTCGTCGTACTGGTCGAGCAGAAAGAGCTTCACCAGCGCCGGCGAGAAGCGCGAAACGCCTCGGAGTTGCCCGGCATCCACCGGATCGACGATGTGCAGCACCGACTCGGCGGGTACCCGTACCGTCTCCCCGGTCAGGCCCGGATCGGTGATGTCGCCCGGGTGACGGCGCAGGAAGTGGTAGGCGACCCGGCGACCGATGCGGTCGAACTCGATCCCCTGGCGGATGCGATGCCCGCTCTCCAGTAGTTGGTTGTGATTCAGGGGCAGCATCTCGGCCGGCAGCATCTGCAACTGCAACGGCACGCTCAGGCCATCCTCGGGCCTACGCGGCCGAATCCGAAAAAACACCTCGCCCGCGATGAACAGTTCGCGCGCAGCCCGGCGCTGCTGGCCGTAGAAATCCGTCAGCCCCTCGGCATCGGACTCGTCGGTCCAGCGCAGCCACAGCCGTTGCACCCGATCCTTGAGCACTGCATCGGCAATGCCCGACGAGGGTTTGATGCCGGTGCCCACGGCATTGCCGGCCCAGGACTCGACCGCATTAGCGGCATAGCCGTTGTTGCGGATGAGATACCGGGCACGGGCGGTCATGTCGGCACCGGCTGCCTGGATCAGCGTGTTGACGTGGGCACGGCTGGCTTGAAAAGTCTTGAGGCGGCGGGCGGACAGTCCGCCCTCGAAGCCCCCCACCATGGCACCCACCTTGCGGCGCAGGTTCTTGAGCATCCCCATCACAACCCCTTCCCGGCGTAAGTGCGGATGCGCCGGGCACGCGGTCGACCTTCTACCTTGGCGATCTCGCGATCCAGATCTCCCTGTGCCGACTGCAGTTCAGCATCGGACTTGTAGGTGACCCACTTGTCGCCGGCCTTCACGGTGAGCACACCATTGAAGCGGGCGGCCTGCAGGGCTTCGCGCTGGGCCTTGAGTTGTTCGAGGGTCATGGACAGCACTCCCGGCCAGCGGGAGGCTGGCGGTATCAGAGGTAGTTGGAAGAAATCGCCATGCGCCGACGACGCGGGCTGACGGTCATGGGCACAGTCACGGGTGTGGCGTTGCTGGCAGCCTTGCGATTGACGGGCACCGGCGGCAGCGCCTCCACCCGTTTGTTCAGATTCAGGCCCATCGACAACAGGCCGTGCAATGCGGCGTAGGCGTACACGCGGCAGTCCAGCGCTTCGTTGCGCCGACCATCCGGTTTCCACCAGAAACGCTGCGGGAAGCCCTTCACATAGCGGGTGCGAATGCGCTCGGCGGTCAGCTGCTCGAAATACTGCGCATCCCGGTCCAGCGGGAAATGCATCGCGCCAGCACCAGCCTCGGACTTCTTCAGGCGGGCATAGATCGCCTCCTTGGCCGCATCCACGCCGACGGTGAACAGATTGACCTTGCCCTTGTTTGCCTTGCTCGGGCGCTTGGGCCAGATCGGGCGTTTGCCCGAGCCCCCCTTGATCGCCCAGATGCGTTTGCGCTCACGGCCCTTGCAAAAGGCATAGGCCGCCAGGGTGTGGTGGCCACCGGTGTCGAGACACGCGGCTTCAATCGTCAGGCCGTTGGCCAAAGTCTCGTGCTCGAAACGGTTGCCAAGATAGGCATCCAGTTGAGACCAGGTGTCCGGTGCCGACGGGTCACCCCACAGCACCTTGTAGTCGATGGACCAGGACTCCTCGTCCCGGCCCCAACCGACCACCTCCAACTCCAGGCGGTCATCCTGCACATCGATGCCGCAGGTGAGCAGTGCCACCTCGGCAGGAATCGCCGGCCCGTAGGCTTCGCGGCGTTCCATCAGACCTTCAGCATCCAAGGTCTCTCCCTCCAGGTCTTCCCAGGTCTCGGCCAGCTTGGTGTTCACCCAGACTTTGAGCCGCACCGGATCGTCCTTGGCGGCGTGGTGCTCCTGCGCGATCTCGCCCCAGGTCAACCACGGGCTGTACAGGCTGGAGAGGTGGAAGCCCACCGTCTTGCCATCGCCCTCGGCCTTAGCCGTCCAGCGACCGCTGGCCAACAGCGCCGGCTTGCGGTACTCGGAGTGGATGCCGTCGCACTGCGGGCAGTGCCAGGCGGCGCCCGCCATCTTGTCTTTGGGCCAGCGGATGTCCCGCCACTGGATCTGGTTGTGCGCCCCGCAGTGATCGCAGGGCACCTCGAACACCCGCTGGTCCGACTCCAGGTAGGCCGCCTCGATGCGCGAGTAGCCTTTCAGGGTCGGGGTTGAGCAGAGATAGACCTTGCGATTGACGAAGGTCGCCGCCCGTTGCACGGCCAGCGCCACCGGATCACCTTCGCCATCGGCATCGCCCGGATAACCATCCACCTCATCGAGAAACAGGTAGCGCACCGGCATCGAGCGCAGGCCCACGGCACTGTTGGCGCCGGTCATGATCAGCACGCCACCGGGGAATTCCTTCATCAGCTGAGTGTTGCCCGAATCGCGGCTGCGGGGGTCTTTGACGCGGCTGGCCAGCTCGGGGCTGGCTTCGATCAGCGCATCGACGCGCTGCTTGGAGACGCGCTTGGCGCCTTCCACCGTGGGTTGCACCAGCAGCATCGGGCCGGGAGCGTGGTGGATGACGTAGCCCAGCCAGTTCAATCCGGCTTCGGTCTTGCCGATTTGCGCCCCGGCCATCAGCACCACGCGCTCCACGCGCGTGGTCGCCGACAGCGTTTCCATCACGGCTTTCAGGTACGGCGTTCGGCTGGTCGCCCAGCGCCCCGGTTCGGCGGAGGCCACCGACGAGAGCATCCGGTGGCGGTTAGCCCAGTCATCGACAGTGAGGATGGGGTCGGGGGCAAGGCCCCGTTTCCAGGCTGCGTCAACGAGGGATTCAACTGTGTCCGACACACGCCACCCCCGCTGAAAAATTGTTCATAAAACAAGCAGAACCCGCTTGGCTTCTGGGGCGAACAGAGCGTGAATGAACCCATCGACACACGCTTTTGAAAGGAGCACCGCCATGAGCCAACACCATCCCACCAGCCCCGAGCACGACCTGCTGATCGATGAACTGCGCGACATCCAGAGCGAATTGCTCGATGCCGTGCAGCGCGCCGAGTACCTGCTGCGCCAGTCCGGATTCGACGGCGCCCGGCTGCGCGCCGAGTCCTACTGGATTCCGCACATCGTCTGCGCGCTCTCGCGCGATCACGGCTACCTGGGCGGCTCGATGGTGACCATGGAAGACACCATCCAGGAGATCGCCGAGGCCTTTGGTGAAGAGGACGAGGACGACTGCGCGTCCGACCCGCTCACCGAAAGCCTCGGCGAAGAAGTTGATGGAGAAATAGATGCGAAATCGCTGGAATGAGCTTGGCTTCTGCGCCGAACAGAGCGTTCATACAGACACGCCCACACACCAAAACGGAGATTGAAATGCCCAAGACCACGCCCCGCAAAACCCGCCGCAACACTGCCCAGACGCTGGATGCACTGCTGACCCGGATCGCCCAGGAACACCTCTTCATTGACACCCTGAAAACCCGCAAGAGCGACTCGCTGGACTTCCACGATGTCAGCGTCTGGGGCGTCAAGGAGGCCCTGATCGCCGCCTACCAAGCCGGCCTGGCTGCCGCCCAGAAAGCCGCCTGAGCCCACCCACCACCGAAGGAGAAATCACCATGAGCAACCAGATTGCACCCATCACAGAACGCCAACTTGACTTGATCACCCGCGCCCATTGCGATGCCAATGGCCTGATCGAGCCGCTGCTCGAGCTCAAGGGTGGCGCCAAGCTGAAGATGATTGCCAGCCTCGCCAGCCGCCACCTGATCGAACAAGCTGATGGCCAGTGGCGCATCACGCGCACCGCTATCGCGATCATCAAGGGCGACGCCAAGCCTGAGGAGGTGTTGCCGAGCCCTGTGGCAGCAAATAACGCCACCGAGGAGGACGCAATCGCCACCACCACCGCCGCCGCCACGGCTACAGCATCCTTGGCCACACCAGCCAGTGAACCTGCCCAAACCGGTCGCGGCCACAGCAAGCAGGCGCTGGTAATCGAAATGTTGAAGCGCCCCGAGGGCGTGACCATCGCGCAGATCTGTGAGGCCACCGGTTGGCAGGCCCACACCGTGCGCGGCACCTTTGCTGGCGCGCTCAAGAAAAAGCTGGGCCTCGCCATCGTCTCCGAAAAAATCGAAGGCCCCGCCGGCACCCCAGGCGCTGGGCAGCGTCTCTACCGCATCGCCGAGGAGGTCAGCGCATGAGCACCATGACCCTGACCATCGAGCGCACACCTCGCACCTTGACGATCAACGGCCAGCCAGTGGTCGTGGAGGAGTTGGGGGTACGTCTGCCCTTTGCCCGCAAGCCGGTCAATCTCGATGAGGTCGGCGGTCATGGCCAGACCAAGGTCTTTGTGACCGAGACGCGAGTGATGACCCCGGCCGAGTTCGATGCCTTTGCGCGCAGCTTGATGGCCTCGCGCGATTGGCTGGCCGGCAAAGGGGGGGGGATGGACGGCGGCTACCTGTGCGTGGAAGTCACGGCACCCGGTCGCCCCTATCTCTACGTCAATCCCGAGGGCAGCGATTACGCTCGCTACGTGGCGCGCTTGGGCTGAGGCGGGCGCTGTGGTACACCCCCAACTTGATCAAAAATAGTCGATCTTCTGCTTGCTATTCCATCCGGGTAGAGCGTTCATAGACCCAACGAAACACCACCCGCAAGGAGACAAAAATGAACGCTACCACCCCGATCCCCGGCACCCAGAACGACGCCTGGGGCTTTTACGGCACGATGAACGAGCAGGCCGAAACCGCCTGGCCGCTGGCCATGACTGCCATCTCGGACGCCACCTGCCAGCCGCTGGAGTCGGTCCGCATCTTCCTCGACAGCCGCCACGGTCGCCACTTTGCCGATGATGTACAAAACGGGCTCTTTGCCGGCGCCACCCTCGCCGACGCCATCGCGCAGGCCACCCAGCGTTGGATGGGCTGGACCATTGGCCGCAGCACCAGCAAGCAGTACGGCATCCCCAAGGGCCTGCCCTACCTGACGGGCTTCGTGATCCACTGCGAAATCACGGAACTGAGCGTCGAAGAATCCCTGGCGGCGTGAGGAGCACAACGTGACCACCATCTCCACCACCCCACAACTCGAAGCCAACTACGACCAGTTCATCGCCGAACTGACGGCACTCACCCGCATGTACGGGGTGGCGATCCAGTCAGTTGGCGGCGTGATCTTGGCCGACGCGCCCGGAGAGTTCCGCGACGTCACCTACATCGCCGACATCAGCAGCGGCGATCTTTATCCGGAGTTTCCGGACAGCTGACGCAAGCGCAGCCCCTCAAACGCCCTGCGCAGCAGGTAGCTTCGAATCAAAGAGACGACGGTAAAAATCAGGCCGATCAGCAAGTTCTCCTGTAGCGTGGCGTGCAGACCAAACAGCGGAAAAACCGCCCACTGGGTCGCCACCGCCACGCCATACCCGACCAGCACATTGGTCACAGCTTCCAGCAGCGACATCCAGCGCGATTGCCTCACAGCGCCTCCTCGGCATCAACCTCATCGGAAGCATCCACCGTGCTGACCAGGTCATCGAATTTCACCCCATCCGCTTCCCGCACCGCATGGGTGCCAGCGTATTCCTGCCAGCGGCGAACAATCACATCAACGTACTTGGGATCGAGCTCGATGAGCCGTGCCTGACGACCCGATTTCTCGGCCGCAATCAGCGTTGTGCCCGAGCCGCCGAAGGGATCGAGCACCACATCGCCTGGACGGCTGGAGTTGCGAATCGCCCGCTCGACCAGCTCCACTGGCTTCATCGTCGGGTGCAGATCGTTGACGCGCGGCTTGTTAAAGTTCCACACATCACCCTGGTCGCGGTCGCCGCACCAGTGGCGGGTAGCGCCCTCGGGCCAACCATAGAGGATCGGCTCGTACTGGCGCTGGTAGTCGGAGCGCCCCAGCGTGAAGGTGTTCTTGGCCCAGATGATGAAGGTCGACCATTTGCCGCCCGCAGCACGGAAGGCTGCTTGCAGGGTGTCGAGTTCACTGGAGGACATCGCCACGTAGATGGCACCCGAGCAATGCGCCAGGGTGGGCTTGAAAGCATTGAGCAAAAAGTCCTGAAAACCGTCGCCGAGGTTGTCGTTCAGGATCGGGCGGTTGGTGCCGCGCATCTTGTCCTTCGCGCTGTTGGCGTAGTCGACGTTGTAGGGTGGGTCGGTGAAAACCATCGTGGCCTTCTCGCCAGCCATCAGCAGGGCAAAGCTCGCGGCATCGGTGCTGTCGCCACACAGCAGTCGGTGCTTGCCCATGATCCAGACGTCACCAGACTTGGACACTGGCGTGACCGGAACCTCAGGGGCGGCATCTTCGTCGGTATGGCCCTCGGTGGTGCTTTCCTCGCCGGCCAGCAGTTCAGCGATCTCGTCGTCATCAAAGCCGGTGAGCGCCAGGTCGAAGTCATCGAGCTGCAACTCTTCCAGCTCCAGACGCAGCAGGTCCTCATCCCAGTCGGCCCAGGTGGCCGAGCGGTTGGCGAGGATGCGAAACGCCTTGATCTGCATCGGCGTCAGGTCATCGGCCAACACCACCGGCACCATCTCCAACCCGAGGTGCAGCGCGGCTTTGAGCCTCAGATGTCCGTCAACCACCTCACCGGTGCTCTTGGCGATGATCGGGATGCGAAATCCAAATTCCTGGATGGCTCCGGCCATCTGTTCGATGACGTGGTCGTTCTTGCGCGGGTTGCGTCCGTAAGGGATGAGTTTTCCCACCGGCCAGTGGTGCAGTTCGATGTCTTGCATAGGGGTCTCTCAAAGGTGTGCTGATCCGATCCGCAACACGACCTATCGAGAAAGCTCCTCGAGGGCCTGGCGGATTTCGTCGTCCAGTCGTTGTTCGATCACGCGCGGGTCTTGCTCGGCAGCCAAGGCGGCTGCGAGTCGGCGTGGCAAGGTCTGCATCCGGTCACGCAGGCGGCGCGCCAGATTGAAGGTGCGCATCTCCACCTCATCGCTGCTGATCAGCTTGGCCGTTCGCTCCTCGTACTCGAGCTTGGCCAGGCGTGCGGCGTAGGCTTCGCGGATGGCGCGGCTGGTCTGGTAATCGGGGGCATTGACTCGGGTTTCCAGTGGTGCGGAAACCTCCCGGTTGGAAACCGGGGTGGAAACCGCTGGGGTTGCCACGTTCGCTGGTGAGTTGCCAGCGCCGGTGTTCAGGTTCTGCGACGGCAGCGTGTTGCGCGCCCACTGAGCGTCGGCCTTAGCCGGATCAATCTTGCCGTCGGCCTCGACCTGAATACGCCCGGCCTTGATGGCCTTGGCCACAGCGGTGTGGCTCACGCCACGGTGTTGGGCATAGGCCCGGATGGACAGTCCCATCGCATTCCTCCGGGCCGGGCGGGTCAATCAATCGTCAGCGGTGGATCACCTTGGGAGTGGAAACTTCGGTGGCAACTGGCAACCTCTTTTTGTCGCTGGCGCTAGGCAAGCCAAGCGGTTGGCGCGTCCCCCGCTTTTGAGATCGCCCGGGAGGACCCGTCAGATGCGTCAGATGCGTCAGACACCATCATTGAGCCTTCGCCAGTTCTTCCCGCAGCGCCCGTTCCATCTGCCGCTGGTACTCGCGCTGCGCCACGCTCCTGATGGTCTCGGCCATGCCCAAGCGCGGCTGAACCTTGATCTGGGCCTTAGGCCGCAGCAGATAGAGCGCCAGGATGCGTCGCTCGTCACGGCGCTCGAACAGCATCCCCGCCCGGTAGAAGACGGTGGGCTTGTTCTTGACCTGATCGAGCCACTGGCTCTTGGGGATCACGCGGGTCTGTGCCATCTCGCGCAACCGCCCGGCCGGAATGGGTCGCGCATCGGGATGGCTGCCGCCCGTCTCCTGCGCCGCCATGAAGCGATCCCGTGACCAGACCTCAGCCATCAGCGTGCGCGGCTTGGCTGGCGTCACACCGATGCCCCGGCTGATCCACGGTCGGCGCAGGTTGAAGCGCTCAGGCAGACCGTCGCGAACCGCATCGCGGGCATCGAAGGCCGTGCGGGTCAGGGCGCGGGCAGTGGCGTTCGGAACGTGCTGCCGGGCCAGGTCCGACAGATGCTCCGTCGCCTTGGTCACATCGGCAGTGACATCAAGTTTCAGCATCGGCGGATTTCCGGCGGCGCGGCGTGGTTGGGGTGTCGGCGTTGGTGGTCGGCTCGGCAGCAATGCCAGCTTGCTGAGCCAAGATCTGTTCAGCGGTGGCGGCATCGACCTCGACCGTCAGGCCGGGGGCGAACGAGCGCACACCGCCAGCGCCGGTGATGACCACCGGGCGGGTGATGAGAAGTTTCATGGGGGGACTCTCCAAGGCTGGGCAGACAGGCGAGCGCCCAGCCCAGAAACGACAACGCCCACCAAGGTCTCCCCGGTGGGCGCAGTTATCAGCAGTACGTGAATACTCTACCTTGTGTGTTCAAACATTCAACTAGGTTTTGTCGCCGGGGACAGAATTTTTTTCGGTGAACTGCGCTTCGATGTCCATGGCACCGTGCAGTACGCGGATGATCCGCAGCAAGCGACCATCTTCCGTGAAAAAGATCACGTAGTTGCCGTAAGCGCAGGAGCGGATGCCTTCGCCGAGTTCCGGCCTGGGCCGGTAGGCTTGGGGCGCCACCAGGATTTTGCGGCACTGCGCGCGAAGTTCCTGCAGGAAAGTGATGGCCCGGCGCGGGTTGTCCTGAGCGATGTAGTCACCGATGCCTTCGAGATCGCGTTCGGCCTGCGGCTGGAACTCCAACCGCATCAGACCGCTTTCTCAGCCATCGCGCGATACTTCGCTTCCAGGCGATCAAAGACCTCCTCTTCCGGAATCCCAGGGCCACTGGCCAGGCCGACCGCAATCGCCTCACGCAAGGCTTGCAGCTTCGTGGCCTGTTCGGCTTCGCGCTCTTCGAGCAGACGTAGTCCAGCACGGACCACCTCGCTGACGTTGTTGAAGCGACCCGAATCCACCTGCTGGCGGATGAAGGTTTCAAAATGGGGGCTGAGAGCAACACTGGTTGGCATCGCTGTTCCTCCTATTGGTTAATAACAGTTATTAAACCCAACCCCGCTTTGCTTGTCAAGGAACGGCTTCGGCCTGCGATGGACGCCGACTGCGTCCACTGCCGCTGCGGTCGTACCCGTAGTACCGAGCCAACACCCCCAGGCCAGCGATCAGGATGCCCTTGGCTTCGTGCAGGGAGATCGCCTTGCCGGCCCAGCCCTGGCGCAGCGCCCACTCCCGGACCGACTGGCTCAGCCCCGCCACGTACCACAGCGCCGATCCCGCCGGACTGCCACTGCCGCCCACCGCCTCCAGCGCATCCCGAACCGCACGGGCAGCGCCAGCGTTCTTCTCGACCATCATCTGCCCAGGCGCCGTGCCACCGGGCAGACCATCGAGCTTGGGGCTTGCGACACCACTGCCGAACGCCCGGGCAAAGTCCTGCGAAAACTGCTGCCCTGCATCGTGCATGGCACCAGTGATGCTGCCGTTTCGGAGCATCAGCGCCAGCGTGTCCACCGTGCGGTAGTGGTCGACGGGCTTCTGGTCATCGTCCTCCTCGCGCACGTAGCGGATCACGCTGCCGTCCGGGCGAATCAGCTCATGGCCGATGGGTGGTTTGCGTTCGGCTCGCGCCTTGGCGCGTTTCGTCTTCTTGGTCATGGACGTCCCTCCCCAAGTTGCCCGAGGGTCGCCAGTGCACCGTCGCGGTCACGCTGTACGGTGACGGACTTGCCCGTAGTCGCCACCACCGTCCAGATCTCGCCATCACCCCGATCAATCACCTCGCCCTCGCTCCAGGGGCGGCTCTGCTTCGTCGTTGCCGTGCGCGCACCGTAGAGCTTGGTGGCGATGCCGGTCAAAAACGCCCGATCCCAGTCATCAAAGATCTCGTCCAGCGGCACGACCACGATGCCTTGCTTGTGCCAGGCGGCCGCACGCATCGCACGCAGTTCGTCGGTGCTCGCCGGCGACTTCGGCGCCACCCTGCCCAGGGCGCAGGGGATGGAAGCGGTCTCGGCTCTCATGCCACACCTCCTTGGGCCATCGCCCAGTCCAACAGTGCCAGCGCATCGGCGTGGTTGTCGTCTACCGGTTCAAAGCCGCGTGCCGTGGCCGCCGCGATCATTTCGGCCTTGCCGGCATTGCCCTTGCCCGTGGCGTGCTTCTTGATCGTGCCCACCGGCACACCCTGGTACGGAATCTGGTGGTGTTCGCACCAGGCGGTCAGGTGGGCCATGAAGCCGCCGTAGATATGCGCAGCATCCACGCCTTTGTGGTTCCTGACCTCCTCGTACACCACCAGATCAATGCCGTCAGCGCACTGCTTGATCTCGGTGAGCCAGCGCTTGAAACGCAGGTACCGAAAGCCGCCGCCTTCGAAACGCTGCGGACGGAAATTCTCGCTACCGCCGTTGATGAGTGCGTCGCGGCCAAACAATGCCCAGCCAAGTTGAGAGCCCAGGTCGAGGGCCAGAATCGTTGTCGTCATGGTGTTCAGTTCCTTATTCGTTCGGGAGCTGACACCGGGGCTGAAGGATTTGAAGGGTCTGAGGGTTACTCTCTCATACGTGTGTACGCGCACGCGTGTGGGCGTAAATCCGTAAACCCTTCAAATCCTTCAGGCCGCCCCGGCCAGCTCGGTTTTTCAGTCGGGGTAACGGGCGTATCCGGGGTATTCCTTGGGTTGCAGGCTGATGCCCTGAAAGCCCATGGCACCCTTCGGATTGCGCCATCGAGCAAAGCGCCGGGAGACCAAGGTTTCGGAGAAACGCTTGATCGAGCCCACGAATTCGCCGTGCTTTTCTGCCCACTCGCGCCAGTCGGCAAAGAGATCGGCTGTGAGGGATCGGGCGGCAGGCTCCACATAGCAGCGCTCACCCATCCACTGCCCGATGGCGTCTTCGTCCTCGAAATACTCGTCCGTGGCGTCCAGCACAGATTGAGGCTGTTGCAGCCCCTCCCGCTGCCAGGCCAGGCAGCCCTCGACACCCCAGCTGAAGATGCCGTTGGCCTCCGCAAGCAACTTGGTCTGCAGCTGCTTGTCGCGCTTTTCCGGGGGCACAGTGATCGTGAAGGGGATCAGGTGCAGACGCCGGCGCATCGCCTCGTCGATGTTGCGGATGGCCGGCTTGTGGTTGCCGGCGATCACCAACTTGAACTGGGGCACATAGGTGAAGAAGTCCTGGCGCATGAAACGCGCGGACACCCGGTCGCCACCGGTGATCTCCTTAATCTTTGACTCGTTCCAGCGCCGCCCCTGCTCGGTCTCGGTGGCGCCGACGAAGCGCGAGCCGCGCAGCCCCGCGAGATCGGTTGGATGCCGGTCACCGCGCGTTTCCATGAAGGTGTCCATGGGCGCGTTGGCAGCGTAGTCGCCGAGCAGGGTGAACAGCGTGTTCACGAACACCGACTTGCCGTTGGCGCCGGTGCCGTAAAGGAAGAACAAGGCGTGCTCACTGGTCGCACCGGTCAGGCAGTAGCCAAACACCCGCTGCAGGTAGGACTGCAACTCGACATCGCCCCCCGTGACCTGATCCAGAAACCGCATCCAGGTCGGGCAAGTGCTGCCCGGCACCAGAGTGGCCGAAGCGATCTTGGTCATCCGATCAATCCGGTCGTGCGGTCGCATCCGCCCGGTACGCAGGTCCACCACACCACCTGGGGTGTTGATCAGCCAGATGTCGGCATCCCATTCATCGGTGGTCGCTGCGTGCCGACGGTCGGAGCGCGCCAGACGTTCCACCCCACCCACGGTGCTGCTGGCCGCCAGCTTGGCCGCTACCTTGCTGCTATCTGCACGCACCGCGGCGTGGCGACAAACGTGTCGGATCAGATCCGTGGCCGCCAGGGTCTCCTCGGCCCGCCAGCGCTGCCCATCCCACATCAGCCACTTGCCCCAGGCCGCGATGTAGCGCCAGTCGCGCTGGTAACGCCGGGTGAAGCTCACTGCCAGGGCATCCTCGGTGCCCCACACCGTGGCATCGCTGTCGTGGGCATCGGCGTGCTCGGCAGACCCGAAATCACCAGAGGGGGCTGGCTCATCCTCGAAGGGCTGCACCGTGATGCGCGGTCCGGTGGCGATAAACCCGGCCACATCGAACCCCTCGGCCAAGGCATCGGCTGCATCCCAGCCTTCGGGTTTGGCATCGGGTGGCAACAGGATGGCGCAGGCGGTGGCGCCCGCCATGAGCACAGCCTGTGAAGCGGCCTCGGCATAGCCGAAGCCCGGCTTGTCCCGATCCGGCCAGATGAGCACAGCTTTGCCGGCCAGCGGTGACCAGTCGGTCTTGTCGACTGGCGCATTGGCGCCGTGCATCGCAGTGGTCGCGCTGATATCGGTCTCGATCAAGGCCTGCGCACACTTCTCGCCCTCGACCAGGATCACCTGCTCGGCGATGGCAATCCCTGGCTGGTTGTAGAGCGGGCGCGGCTCGGGCGGGGCCATCTTGCGCCGCTTGGCATCCCAGGGGCGGAACTCCTTCCGGCCCGGCGCCGGGTCGTAGCGGTAGACGCAGGCAATCAGATTGCCGGCGGCATCCAGGTAGTCCCACTTGGCGGTGGCCGGACCCAGCTCGTCGACTGGGACCTCGGGCTTCTTGCGTTTTGGCGGATGGCTGGTGGCCCGTCCGACCAACTGGCCAGCAGTCTCCAGCACCCGGGCGAAGTCCACCTGGGTGTCGAGCCCGTGGTGGGCCGCGATCAGATCGAAGATGTCGCCACCTTCACCGGTGGCGTGGTCGTGCCACAGGCCAGCCGTCTCACCCTTGAGCGACACCTCCAGGCTGTCGCCGGGGCTGCCCAGCACATCACCGACCAGGTATTTCTGGCCACGCTTCTTGCCGGCGGGCAGCAGCGTCATCAGCACCGACTCCAGCCGGGCGAGCAGATCAGCTCGGATGGCATCACGCTGTTGGTTGAGATCACCGCCCGTGGGGTTGGCCACCGGCGGCACCGAATTGAAATCAAGCATGGATCAGTCCTCCCTGTGGCTGGTGGGTGTGGGCTTGGCAGGTGATGGAATGCACGGGTGAGCTGCTGGCGCTGACCACCGGCTCGGGTGGAACCGAAGACACCGGCACCTTGATCGGAACCTTCTGCCAGTGCGCCTTTTCATCGGCGAGGTAGCCAGCCTTCCTGGCCACGAAGCGCACAAAGTCCGGATGCAGGCCAACCAGGTCGCACCAGAGCGTGAGGTCATCCCCGAGCAGAAAGCGCCGTGCCTCCCGCCGCATCCGGCGGTTGGAGAGACTCAAGCTGTCGTGAATGGCGCGGGCGATCACCGCCACCACCAGCCGAGATTCAGGGGTCACCAGGAAGGTGTGACGGTTCAACACCTTCTCGATGGCCTGCAGCCCGACCAGGGGTTTGGGCGGCGTCCAGCGCTCGACCCACACCGTCTGGGTGGCCTTGGCCGGTTTGCGCTGCTTGAAGGCTGTGCTCATGACACACCTCCCCAGCAGCGCTGCGCGTAGCTACAGAACTTGCACTCGAAGTGGCTGGCCTCGGCAAAGGCGCGGGGCAAGAGCTCGCCGGCTTCGGTTGCCTGGATCACTCGTACCGCGCGGTCGGACATCTTCTGGGCGAGCGCCGCATCAAAGGGCACCAGCTCAAACCACAGCTCTTGGGTGTCCTTGTTGATGGCGGTGAAGAGCGCCGGGTTACGGCTGATGCCAGGGATCGCGCCTTCCATGTAGGCCTGGTAGGTCGCCATCTGGGCGGCATAGACCGGTTTGGTGAACGCGACCCCGGACTTGGCACAGGCTTTCCAGTGCTTGTCGGCCATGGTCTTGCACTCGAAGAGCATCGGGAGCGACAGGCCCAGCTCTGGTGGTGCCGCCGTGATGATCCCATCGACGTGGCCCTTGATCCGGCCACCTGCCACCGAGAAGCCGAACTGGCCACCGTTTGCCTTCTGGTTGTGCAGCTCGAAGCCAGCCATGCGCAGCCAGCGCACGGCCAGGTCCTCCAGCACATGGCCGACCTCGAACACCCGCAGGATGCGGCCGGAGAAACCCCGGCCGGGATCGACCGGCGCACCGGCGTACTCGTACTGCAGCGCCCGTTCGCAGGCCACGCCCAGCCGGGAGGCGCCGAGGTAGTCGCGCGGGGTTTGCCCGGCGCGCTCGACATCCAGGGCGGAATCGATGAAGCCGGTCACCCGCTCGTGGAAGGCGGGGCGATGATTGAAGTCCAGCATCACTTCGCCCTCCCACGCTGAGTGCCCTTGGCCACCACCGGCTCCCCGGTCTCCCAGGGCAGGTCATCCTCCAGATCCGCGAAGGGATTGGCGGGGTCGAAGGCCGGTGCCGACGCCGATTCCAACGTGGCCACAGGCTGCGGTGCCTGCGTCTCGTAGGGCGCGATGCCCCGCACCGGCGGGTACTTCGCCTGCTGGTGATGAGCTGCCATGGCTTCCGTCCAGCCGGTGACGATGGCCTCGATCACCTGCAAGGCCTCAGCCTCGCTGTAGTGTCCGAGCGGTTTGTCGAAGCCGATCTCACCAGCCGCCTCGCCGAACCACTTCAGACACTGGCGCATCGCTGCGCGCTCGAATTCGGTCTTATCCACCATGAGCACGTCCTCCTGCCGAGGGTCGGTGCGCAGCCACTGCCCGTAGATCGCGTGAAACGCGTCCTGGCATTGGCGGCTGCAGAAGACCCAGTCCATCGGATACCGGCGGGACTCCCCCACCTTGAAGCGGTTGTCGCTGTGGCCGAAGCCACGGGCCTGCCGGCGGCAAGCCCAGCATTGCCCGGTCATTCATTGCCCCCCTCCAGCGCACCGATGAAGAGGGTCATCTGCAGCGGCTGGCTGCCAAACGCCGTGGCGCAGCGGGTGTCAAAGTCCCGATACGTCATCGACGAACGCGCGATCATGGTCACCGCGTGGATCTGCTTTTCCAGGAGGGCGAGACCGCCCTCGCTGAGCCACTGGTGCGCCTTGTCGGAGAGGCGCTTGCGGTTGCGGATCTCCTCGATGATTTCGCGGGGCATGATCACGTCGTACACCCAGCGCAGGGTGATCTGGCCGATCACCGCCGGCGGGTTTTGCTGATGGCCCTGGTAGTGCCAGCCGAACAGGCGAAACAGCGCCCGGTAGTAGTCGGGGCTGAAACGCCGCTCCCAGCTGGCCACCCGCTCGCGCAGCAGACGCGAGATCAAGGCCTGCAGCGCATCGGGTGCGCGGTGGTACTGGTAACCGGTGGCCTCATCGATCAGCGCGACCTCGCCGGTCTTGGCCAGAGCTTTGAGGATGCGCTGGCAGTTGGGCACCAGGTGCTGGCGCTTGCGGTGCAGCCGGCCTTCCAGCGCGGCGTCGATCACGCCGGAGGCGACCTCGCTGATCACCCCGGCCGGAAAGAACGCCGTGGTCTGGCCGGAGGGCAGACGGATGCTGCAGGCGTTTTCCTGCAGGACCTCCGCTGCACCGGGGGCCACATCCGACAGCAGCGTCTTGAGCTGGCTGCCCCGGCGCGATTCGTGCAGCCCGATGGCGGTGGCCAGCTGGCGCTGGACATAACCCCGGGTGCCGTCTTCCAGCACCACGGCTTCGACCGCCAGGTCACCGAAACGCACCACGCCGTAGTGGCTGGTCGTGAGAATAGGTGTGCTCATCATCGTCACGCCCTCCCTCACTGCGCCCAGGCGGGCTTGCCGCTGGGGACGGTGGATTGGGCAGGACGTGCGGCAGCAGCAGGCGGGGTGTAGCCCGGCGCTGCAACGGCGGCCGGTGCGCCGGAATTGCCACCCGGATTGCCAGCCCCCGTTTTTGGCAGAACACCCATGATCAGGGCGTAGTCGCGGTGATCCGGCTCGATGGCCGCCTTGACGGTGTTGCGGTCCTCGCCGCGACCATCCTTCTCGATGTCGATGCGTGCGGCGAACTCAAGGCCATCCAGATCGCCGAAACCGCTGATGCGACGGGCGGCCTGGGCCTGGGGGCTGTTGTCGGCGGGGTGGACGTTGCGCGCGGAGTTGAGCGCGGCGCGGATGAAGGTCCGGCCCATGTTCCCCCAGGTCGGTCCCTTGGCGCTGTGCAGGCCGACATTCCACCAGATCTTGCGTTTGGCGAACGGGCCTTCCATCACCACGCCTTCGCAAGCGAGATAGACCGCGCCGGTGTCGAAACTCTGGGTGGCCCAGCCACCCGTCCAGCCCTGTGCCGGGTCATCGAAACCACCGGGCTTGATGGTCAGGCGCAGCTTGGCCGCCGTGTTGCGCGGGATGAGGTCGAAGGACGGCTGCTGTTCAGCGTCGTTGAAATCGTTCCAGTTGGACATGGCGGGTTACTCCTGAGACTCGTTGGATGAGGTGACCGGGGGGAAAGCGGTGGCCTGCGCCGCAACGGCATCGCGGCCGAGGCACTTGGCGATGAGCTTTCCGAGGTGGGGTTCTTCGATGGGGGCAAGCCGGCCGCTGCGGTCCTTGCTCGGGAAACCCCAGGTGTTGTCCGCACCGGTGACGAAGGCGCGGTAGGGGGTTCCGTCGTCTGCCTTCAAGATGGCCAGCGTGATGACTTCATCGAGCACGCCAGGCAGCTCGGCCGAGGTCTTGGCACCTTCGAGCTGCAGCTGGTAGACACGGCGGTTGAAGTCGTCGAGCTTCTCTTCCAGGATGCAGACGTAGATGACGTGCTTGTCGCGCACGTGCTGGAGGTGGGTGAGCGCGCCGATCATTTCGGTGCCGAGCAAGCCATAGGCGCCCCGGGTGTCGGGCTTGCCGGTTTTTTCGCTGAAGGCCGCCGGCTGGGTCTTGCACCAGGCCAGGCACATCCGCGAAAGCACGGTCAGCGAATCCACGAAGTAGGTGTCGTACTTGGCCAGCTGCGCCGGATCGCCGTACTTCTGGCAGACGTGATCAAAGTGGGCTTGCGAGAAGGCCTGGTCCGGATTGGCGCTGGGGCTCGGCCCAGCGAGGAACACCACCAGGTCTTTGAACTCCGGCCAAGTACGCGGGCGCAGGGTGTCGCCGGCCCAGTCGAGGATGGACAGGTCGCCCGCCTCGGTGTCCACCAGCAAGGTGCTGGCGGCATTCAGGGTGCGGATCTGGGAGGTCTTCCCAGCCCCTGGAATCCCGACAAGGGCGACCTTGGCGCAGCGTTTTTCTGAGAGGCGCTGGTCGGCGCTGATGATTGGGAGTGCCATCACTTGCCCTCCCAAACGAGTGCCAGACGGAAGGTCGGCTTGGCTGGCTTCAAAGTGCGAGCCGCCTCGAAGGGACGACGCAGGGTTTCCGGCCAGGCGGCGAACTTGCGCTCAGAAACCGAATACTTCACGTCGATGTATTCAGCGGGGTCGTCGCCATTGCTGGCGATGCGCTGTGCGATGGCGGCCAGTTCGTCCTGATCCCAGGCGACCGACTTCTTGATCTCGACGGTGACGGCCAACTCGCCGTCGCTCAGGTGTGTGGTGCCGGTGTCCTTGCCCGCATCGAGCAATTGCGCACGGGCGGCGTCGCCGTAGAGGTCATCGAGTGCAGCGGTCAGCTGCTCACGGGCGTGGCCGATGCCACGGTCCATTTCGGCGAGCAGGACGGAAAGCTCCTGCAGTGCCGGCTTGGGGAGCGCCTTGATGCGCTCGCGCGTCAGGTCTTCGAGTTGGAGGGGGAGACTGCCGATGTCGAGAACGGGGCCAGTCGGTTGATGGGTGGCCGAAGCCGTGGCCGATTTGGCCGTTGAAATTGCAGTGATTTGCTGCATGGCGTGTTTCCTTTTCAGGTGGTTGAACAACGCCTGCAGTTTTGAAATTCAACGAGGAACTGATAAGGAACTGAACCAGGAACTGGCGGGAAAGTCGCAGTTCCTGGTTGGACCGAAAGCCCAGCAAATGGCGGCAGAAGACAGCACGCAACCGAGACGCCCCAAAAGAAAACGGCGAGCCCCCGGAATCCGAGTGGCTCGCCGTCAGGGCGGTGGAGGTGTCAGGTCAGGCCGTGCTGGGTGTGCTGACCTTTAGTGGTGCCGCGCACGGCATCCAGTAACTGCTTTCGCGGTCCTTCTTGCGCATCACCAGCGTGTCGAACGCCAGCTTCTGCCGTTCGTAGCGCGGATCGCCCTTGTTCTGCGATTTGATCTTGAACAGATCGCCCGGTCGGTCGCTTTCGGCGTGGGCCTTGCGCAGGATGATTTCGCCGGACTGTGGCTCTCCCCGAAAATGCCACAAGGCCTTGAATATCGCACTCTGCTTCTCCGACAGCAGCACAGGATCGTCTGGCACATCGTCCAGAAACACCCAGCGGAAATCCGCCGAGAACGGCCCGTGCGTCGGCCCCGATGGTTCGCTACCCAGTTCGTCAATCACCGCACCTGGCGGGATGAAGCTCAAGCTGCCGCCGAAGAGCACGAACCGTTCTTCCAGCGACCACCAGTAGGCCGACCGGCCCAACACCTGGGTGTCGACATTGTTCAACGGCCGAGGCGTGAAGAACCAGGGCTCGGCGCAGCGCCCCACCCGTGTTCGCTCGATGAGATCCGGACAGGTTTGCAGGGTGATGAGCTTGGGCGCGATCACGACCGGGTGCCGATCAAATAGTCCCAGACGCACGATGTCCTGGCCCAGCTCGGCGTATTGGCTGCCATCGAGGTTGAGCGCAGCGCGGATCTTGCGGGCGAGCCAACCTGGCTTGAGTTGCCAGGCCTGTTTGTCCTCGTCGTCCAATTCGACCGGGCCACAGTCCGGGCAGTGACAGACCATCTTGCCGTCCTCCAGTGTCACCGGGCCATCCAGTTGCTGGCAATAGGGGCACATCACATAGTCCAGTCGCACCGGTGCCAATTCCACCGCCTTGTCCTGCTGCAGCCGTTTCAGACCGATGCGCTCATTGCCGCTGAGGCTGGCTTCCTTGACAGGGTAGCCAACCGCATACAGCCTGCACGCCAGCTGCCAGGCCAGCGCACGCGGGCTCATCGTCACTCTTCAACCTCTGCCAGATCGCTGTGCTGCGGGCCGAGGTCTGGGCGCTCACGGATATCGATCTCATTCATGGTCAGTGTCTGATTGGGGCCCAGGATGCCGGCCTCAACCAGATAACCCTCTAGCTGTTGGCGCAGCTTGTCATCAAACTTGTGCAGATTGAGTCGGCCCCGACTGGTAACCTCGACCGACACCACCCGGGCTTTTTTGCCATTAGCGGGCGGGTAGTACAGGTTAATGGTGGCTGCGGCCACTTCCCAGTGGTGGGCCAGCGGGTTGTCGTTGGGCAGGTTTTCGGCCATCAACTCAGCGACACTTTGCTGCTGACTGGCAGCGGTGGCATTGAATTCGCCGCGCAGCTTTTTATCGGGTGTCACGACCGTGATGGACTTGAGCTGCAGCACCGCAAAGCCGTCGTGATGCGCTTGCTGCACGTGGAATCCACCACGCAAGCCGGACAGATCCAGCGGCGGCGGTTTCAATCGGTGAGCGTCGACCTTCACGCCCAGCAGATGCTCGGCGAAGGCGTTGGCCAGCATCCGGTTGTATTTCTCGCCGCCCTTGATCAACGTGCGCGCCACACCGGTGCGTGAGGAGTATTCCAGGGCCATGTGAATGGTCGGATGGTCAACACCTCGCGAGAGGACATTGCCGATGAACTTAAGGTTGGTGGTGGCCAGGTCCTTGGCATGGATGGTCACCAGTTGCGTACCGTGGATACGGTCCATCAGTTGGCCGATCACCACATCGCCGCAGTGCAGTTCCTTCTTGTAGAAGTCCTTGATGGCAGCACAGAACGCATCCATCGACGCTGCGTCGCGACGGACCGGTAGGCGCACCCCCAAATCGATCTGCTGGGCCTGGCCTGCGCGGCTGTCAACGTAGTCCACGTCACAGGCGGTTTCGAACAGCTTGGGGTGGTAAACCATCAGCCAGAAGGCGCGGTGCAGATCGCTGGCGCAGGTCGCCAAGCCAGACACGGCGGCAGCATCGTTGATTACCGCCTGGAACATCGCAGCGTTTGCACGCGGATGGGTCAGCTGCGTGGCGGTCTGCAGCCCCGCAATCACGTTGTCGCGGATCGCAGTGTCCGGGCAGGATTCAATGCCTGCGATGATGGCTCGTGAGGTAGCAACAGCATCGGTCCAGTCCAGCGTGGGCGGCAGTGGCAACGTACAGCGGTTCAAGTAATCCTGCAACGTGGCATCGACCGGAAGCGTGGTGAGCACATCGGCGTAGGTCAGCTTCATCAAGTCTCCTTTTTTTTTATTGGTTTTGCGATGAAACCAACGTCAGCGCGCGATCTTTCGGGTCAAGCCGATCACCACGCCCACGATGTCCAGTTCGCCTTTGGGCACGATCAAGGGATAGGCCGGGTTGTGGGCTTTCAGCGCCCTGCGGCCGTTCTCGATCACCAACTCCTTGAGCGTGAACTGACCGTCGACGCGGGCCACCACGAAATCCCCTACCGAGGCACTGCGGGCGGTATCGACAACGGCCAGGTCGCCGTCATCGATGTGGGCGTCCTTCATCGAGTCACCCTTGACCCGAATCAGCAGCGTATCCGCCGGCGAGTCGATCAGGTGTTCGTCGAGGAAAAACGGCTGCGTGGCCACGTCCGCCACTTCGGTCGGCAGGCCTGCCTGGACGGCGCATTCCGCCAGGGGGCGCTCAAAGAAACGCTTGGCCGGAATCCAGACGCCATCGCCGTTCTTTTCGAGAAAACCCTGCTTGGCCAGGCGCTCGAGGATGGTCTTGACCGCCGAGCGTGCTGCCACCCCCAGGACAGGCAGTAACTTGTCATAGGACGGGAAAGCGTGCTCGTCGGCGTAGTAACGCTGCAGTGCAGCCAGGTAATCAGGATCGCGTTCGTTCATTTCATATTCAAGAACATTTGTTCTGAATGATTGTATGAGAACGAATGTTCTGTCGTCAATATGTATCGCGCAAGTAGCCCATACCTGAACGTTTTTCCATCTTGTCTTTAGCCATTGAAAAAGCCACCCGCAGGTGGCTTCAGTCAAAGATCACGCCCCATGTCGGGTCGACCAGTTCGGGCACGCCGGTGAGCGTCACCACCACCTCCTCGCCCTCCTCCCTCACGGTGAAGAACGTGGCGGCAGTGACCACAGGCTCACCCTCCTCAGGCTCACCCAGCAGGGCTGTGATGACTTCCATCAGACCTTGATTGTGTCGCTGGTAGAAAGTGCTCATCGACTCTCGCTCAAGTAACCTGCAAGGCTCGCAGAATCGGCAACTGCTTCTCGGCGAACGTCTGCGCCTGTGCTACCAGTTCTGCGAGATTGTCCTCGGCAGTGTCCAGCGTCTTCCCTTCCCTCACCAGGCGCTGCCCCTGCACGGACAGCACACTCCAGGCGTATTGCGCCCATTCCGCAGGTTGCTTCCTGCCCTGCGCGAGGCTCATCAGGAAGAGCTGCTGGAAGCGGTTGACGGCAATGCCGCCGCCGGTGACCGGGCTGGATAGGTAGCTGATGTCATTACTGCCCCGCGCCTTTTGGCACAGGTGGGCGTTGAGCTTGTCGGTCTGCTTCTTGGCTTTGGTGATCACCTGCTCGTCCTGCACCAGGGCCAGATGCCCAGCTCCGGTGAGCACCATGGCCGCCTGAATGATCTGGGCGAAGGCGATACCCTTGTCCTTGACCGTTTGCTCGATCTGACCGAGGGACTTGGCCTTGTGGTCAGCAAGCAGATCGAGAATGGGTGCGTAGACAGCCTCGCTCATGTCGGCCTCACCCAATGCCCCGGTCACTTTCAGCGACACATCCGGGCGATGGGCGACGAGGATGACCTGCTGTGCCCGCAAGGCTTCAGCTTGTTCGAGTGCGTTCAGTTTGCGGGCACCCTTGACCCAATAGTCACGACGGAATTGCTGGTTGACCATGAAGTCGCGGGTGGTCTCGCGGAACATCGGGTCCGGGATGTCCTTGAGAAAGGCCTGCTGCTCGGTGGTGAGATTCACGGCCTCGATGTGATCGAGGTAATGCGCAGAGCAGGCGTATTGCACCTTGGCGCCTTCCAGCCACTCCGCCATGGTGGCGAAGTGCATGGGGTGCCAGTCACGGTTGAAGTACTCGTGCGCCAGGTAGTGGCGGTTGTGCTCTTTCATCTTCTTGAGCCGGTCGCCCACCAGCGGGTTGGCACGACTGAAGGTCGGGTTGGTAGCGAGCAGTTTCTCGGCAAAGTCGATGGCGCCGTCGATGCGGCTGACGATGCCCTTACCCTCGGCACCCAGCACTTCGGCGTGTTCGGTCATCAGGTGGCGCATCGGGGCGAAACTGGCCCAGCCCGGCAGGGTGTTGTAGCTGATGTAGAGCACGCCGCCAACCTTCAATTTCTTGCGGATGAAGTCGACAATGACGGTGCGGTTCTCGTCAGAGATCCAGCTCCAGATGCCGTGCAGGCCGATGTAGTCGAAGTTGGGGAGATCGGCTCGGTTGGCAAAGTCGGCAAAGGCTTCGTCGTAGAGCTTGGCGCCGGCACCAGAAGCGGCAGCCAATTCTTGTGCGAAACCCGCTTGGCTGGGATTGAAGTCCGTGCCGTGCCATTGGGTAACCGATGCCGCCGCGTGAAAGTTGGCAGACAGCCCTTGACCGTAGCCGAGTTCACAGCCAGTCCACATTTCCGGGAATACCAGTCCCTGGTTAAGAAACGCGAGTTTGACTCGCTGGGGATTCAATTCGGTGTAATAGCCAAAGGTATAGCCAATATCGGCCACGTAGCCAGCAGTCCAGTCAGTCATTGGTTATTGCCTCTGATGGGGAAGAGTTTTTAATTTTTATCAGTCGGGAAAGTGCAAGCCCACAAGTTTCTTGATCTCGGAATCCTCCATCGCCTGCTTGCTAGCAACGAGGCAGATATCAAAAAATGGCGCGCGATCTCTCACCTTACCGGCGATCGATTGAAAACCCGCCGCATTGAGCGTTCCAGCAAGCACATTTGCTGTAAAACCGCACTTGAAAGCCGCCGACTGGTCACCCGTGCTGAGTTTTGCGCGGTTTCCATAAATCAGGTCCAGGGGTGCCAACGGCCCGTGCTCATCCCTCCCCACCGGTTCCGTCAGGCGGTCTTGCGCCACCAAGGCGCAAATGGATTTGAGGTCGGGGCAACTGATCACCAGATAGCCATCTGGCGTCAGCACACGCAAAAATTCCTGTAATACCGATTCCACTTGTTGTGGGTACAGCCGGTTTATGTCATTCTTTGAAAATATGGCGTTCACAGAACCCTGGGGCACGCGGCTCATGTCCACCACGCTGCCGATGATGTCGGGTTGGTTTCCCGGATCGCTGTCTTGGCGCAACTCCTTCCATGTGGGTCGACTGAACTCTGGCGTGGTTCCGGCTTTTCGCGTCTGACCACAATCGACATGCAGAAAAGTAGGGCTCTGTTCGGCCGCCTGTGACGGATGACTGCTGGTCGATACCAGCTTGACATCATCGCGGCCTAGGCCACTCACATCCCTGCGCCACTGATCGGCCTGATCATAGAAACAGGGTGACAGATGGATATCGTCAAGACGCAATTCAGGCGCGCCCCCACCGGCGTTCTGCCCCGTAGGCGTCTTCACGTCCAGAAACTGCCAGCCTGCCCGTTGCGCCTCCCGTTGCATCACCTCGTTGACCTTGTCGATGAAGGCAAAGAAGGTGGCCTCATCCGTGCCTGCAGGTAAACGGTTGGCAATCTCGTACGCCGGCCAGGGCACGCCCTGGAGAGTCACGCTGCGCAAGGCCGCGCCGCTCAAACGAATTTCGTCGTGAACATACGTCACGAAATCGGCGACCGTCTTTTCAAGCAACGCCTTCAAGTCACGGCCAGCATCCTTGTGCGCCGTGTAAAAGATGCCCTCATTGGGGCGACAGTCGATCTCCCCGATCGACAGTAGCACATCGGCGTCAGCGGGCAGTTGCCTGAGACGCTCACGAAAGTATGCGCGGTACTTGGCCGGCACTCCCAGACCCAAATGAAACATCTTGATGCCACGGATCGGCATCGATTGCACACCTGTCGACCTCCCGTAAATTAGGTCCGTGGATCGCTGGAGTCTTCTGGGCAAACTACGCCCTGGGAGGCCCGCGATGCGCAAGAGCAAGTTCAGTGAGAGTCAGATTGTCCAGACCCTGAAGCAGGTGGAAGGTGGCCGGCAGGTCAAGGATGTCTGTCGGGAGTTGGGGATATCGGACGCGACGTATTACGTCTGGAAGTCGAAGTACGGGGGCATGGAGGCCTCGGACGTTCGGCGGCTGCGCGAGTTGGAAGAGGAGAACGGCCGGCTCAAGCGGATGTATGCCGATCTGGCTTTGGAGGTGACGGCGTTGAAGGACGTCATCGCAAAAAAGCTGTAGGCCCGGCGATGAAGCGCCCGCTGGTGCAGATGCTGCGAGAACAGCATGGTTTCAGCGAGCGCCGGGCCTGTGAGGCGGTGGGTCTGTCGCGGTCGGTGGCGCGCTATGAGCGTCGGCCGGACCGGGACGATGAAGTGATTGCGGTGTTGCTGGAGCTGGCGGAGCGGTTTCCGGAGCGTGGCTTCGACAAGCTGTTCCTGCTGATACGGCGACGCGGCCTCAACTGGAATCACAAGCGGGTGTATCGGGTGTACTGCGAGCTGCGGTTGAATCGTCGCCGGCGCGGCAAGAAGCGGATTCCCTCGCGGCACCCGCAACCCCTGGCTGTGGGCGAGCGAGTCAACGCGTGCTGGTCCGGCGACTTCATGTCAGATGCGCTGTGGGATGGCCGCAGATTCCGCACCTTCAATGTCGTCGATGACTACAACCGCGAGGCCTTGGCGGTCGAGGTAGACCTGAACCTTCCCGCTGGCAGGGTCATCCGCACACTGGATCGGATCGCTGCCTGGCGCGGCTATCCGGAGCGACTGCGGCTGGACAACGGCCCCGAGTTCGTCGCCATTGCGCTGGCCGAGTGGGCGGAAGCCAAAGGCGTTCAACTCGAGTTCATCCAACCCGGCCGACCGATGCAGAACGGCTTCATCGAACGTTTCAACGGCAGCTACCGCAAAGGCGTGCTCGATATGTACGTGTTCCGCAACCTGACCGAGGTCCGGGAACACACCGAGCGCTGGCTGCATGACTACAACGAGGAGATCCCTCACAACGCCCTCGACGGGCTCACACCCGTCGAGTACCGCCAGTTCCACAACCCAGAAACCTCTAGTTATGCGTGGACCTGATCAGGGGAGGTCGACACACCGACCTGGCGACCACCCCACTGAATGGTACGCCCCGCCGGTACCAGACAATGCGAATCGCCGATCGCGATCAGTGAATGGGCGGCATGGCGCCCATAGTCGGCCGGATGCTGCAAGCGGTAGGCAAACAAGCGTACGCACAGCTTCATATGACTCTGCGCATTGACCACGTCCTTGCCGCCAACTTCGTATTTGGCCTGCCCCAGCGAGGCGGCGACAAGCGACTCCAGGCGCTGCCAATCCTGCTGCAACCAATGCTCCACGGCCAAAAACGAATTGACGATCGTGCGCTCAGCCACGCTTAACCGGCCCGTGCGTGCGCCTCGCAATGCCGACTGCACGGAGGCCATACCCGTGCACGACAGAATTTCCACCCACGACTGAAGCAGATTGAAGTTCAGCGCCTCCTTCAGCGGTAGCCGCGCCAGTTCGTGATGCACCGTCTGCACATCACCTGCTTTCATCAACTTGGCAAGGCGGTTCTGGAACTTCAGCGTAGTCATGTCGGTTTCAACGGGAAAATTTCAAAAAAAAACCGCTCCTTTTGAGGGGAGCGGTTTCGAAGGTCACCCCCGGGCCAAGCCCGGAGGATAGCTCCAAGAAGAGCGCTTAGACCGTCTGGTAGACGTCGCCAGCGTTCAGGATGGCGCCGTTGAACACACCGATCAGGGTCAGTTCACTAGCGTCAATCGTCGTGTTGGCGGTCGTCGAGTCAGCATAGGCATACATGTAGCTGTTCGTGCCGTTGTTCATGATGATCACGGCAGTCTCATCAGCCAACGTGTCGTTGTCGCCCGTGAAGCGCTCGCTCAGGAACGCAGCCACGTTGGTCAACGTCGCAGCAGTGAAGTCAGCTGCGGCCAGGGTGGCAGTACCACCGGTCGTCAGAGACGCTGCAGCACCGACGGTCTGCTCGATCACGATGGTCTTGTCGCTACCGATCAAAGCTTGAGCGGCGGCTGCGGTGATCTGCGTTTCAGCGCCGTCAGCGCTGTCATTCGACACGTTCACCAAGTCTTCGGTGGTGGTCGTGGTGGCCACGTCGAAGTTGGTGATGGTGGTCTTGCCGGTCAGGGTGGTGACTTCGAAGATGTCAGCTGCGCTGTCAGACACGAAGTCCACAGTGTCGCTGTCGGTCGCGGCGTTGGCCTGGTTCTTCACCGTATCCACGCCAGTGCCGCCGGTGATGACGTCATCCTGGTTGGTACCGGTGATGGTGTTGGCCTTGGTGGACGAGCCCTTGATGGCCAGACCGTTGGTGGTGCCAGCAGATGCGTCGATCGTCACGGTACCGGTAGAGGCCGAAGCGTCGATGGTGGAGTTCACGTTCAGCGCCAGAGCACCAGTGGTCAGGTTCAGTGCGCCGGCACCGGTCACGCCAATCTTGGTGAGAGCCGTCAGACCCGTGGCAGAGGACAGCGTCAGGTTGTCCGTCAGCGCGAAGTTGATGGTTTCCGCGCCAGCCGAGGTCAGGTTGGCCAAGGTCAGGGTGCTGACCGCAGTAGCACCGTCGTTGATCGCAACGCTCAGGGTGTCGAGGTTGCCCACCGTGGTGGCGTCCTTGATGGTCAGGGTCGGGCCGACGTTGTTGTTGCTGCCAGTGATGGTGATGTTGGCAGCCTGGGCGGCCGACAGGTTGGTCACAGCATAGCCGTCGCCAGCGGAGTCAGCAGCCAGCGACACGCCGGTAATGCCAGACAGAAGAGATGCGTCGAAGGTATCCAGCGCACCGTCGTTGTCGTCGTACAGGCTCAGGGTTTCGAAGCCGGAGATGTACTTGGCAGTGGTCGAGGTCAGGGCAGCCTGGTCAGACATCTTGAGGGTGTCAGTGCCATTGCCACCGGCCGCAGTCAGGGTTGTGCTGTTGTAAACAACCTTACCGATATCCAGCGTATCGTTGCCAGCGCCACCAATAAACTGGGTATCCACCGTGGTGTCGGTCTGATCAACTGCGACCAGCACGCCGCCAGCGGTCATGCCAGAAGCATCAACCTTGGTGATGTTGGCCGACAGGGCTGCGCCACTCAGGTCAACCTTAGTGGCCGCACCAGTCACGGTCAGGGAAGAGCTGGCAGCATAGTCAGCCGCCAAGCTGCCGGTCAGGTTAGTCGCTGCATTAATGGTCAGACCCTTGACCGCAGTAGCAGTATCCAGATCCAGAACACCGATGGTGTTGGCAGCGCCGGTAGAGTTCACTGTAACCGTCGCAGCGCCAGTGGCGTTGCGAGTGATGGCACCAGCGGTCACGCCACCATCGATGGTCAGATTGACGGCGTCGGTCGCGGCAGCCATAGTGAAGGTGGTTGCACCGTTGGTCGTCGTACCGTCACCTTTAATGGTCAGCGCCGTACCAGCAGCCATCGCGCTCAGAGTCACCGCAGAAGTGCTGATGTTGTTGATGACAGAGTTCTCACCGGAAACAGTTGCGAAGTTGTAGGTCGCAGCCGCGCCAACGTCACGAATCTTGAAGATCTCAACGTTGGTGATAGATGCTGCAGACAGAGTGCCGGTGTTATCGGTATTCAGGTTCAGAGTGTCGGTGCCCGCACCGCCGTCAATAATGTCGGCGCCAGTCAGGGTGCTGTTGGCCGCACCAATGAATGCGTTGATCGTGTCGTTGCCGGAAGTGCCCGTGAAATTGTCCGCACCCGTAGTGAGCGTGAAAGTCTGGGCCGGAACCACGGTCGGGTCGTCATTGAGCAGCAGCGAGCGCGTAGCGACGACGGTGGTGTCGGCGAACAGCGAGACTTTGACGCCTTCGAGGCCTTCGACCGAGGTGTCCGAGGTGGCCGAGACGGTGAAGGTGCCGGTGGTGGCGCCAGCAGCGATGGTCACGGTGCCCGAAGCGACGTCGGTGTCGGTGCCCGGGGTAGCCTTGGTAACGGTGCCGCTGTTGTCGTCGCCGACGATGTTGTAGACCAGCGTGACGGCACTGGTGGTGTCGCCGGTGCGAGTGGCGGTGAAGGTGGTCGAGGTGCCTTCGGTTGCGACGCTCTTGTTAGCGCTCAGCGAGTAGGTCGGCGCAGCA